AGCGCCCCGGCCACCATCATTAGCGACCGGGGCGAAGTTATATCCGCGCTTTCTCCATCGCGCAAGTTGTACAACCACAATTGATGGGGTGCATTACACATCACCTTCCTCTCCGTTGGGGCGTGGCCCCTGTTTGAGTTCTGCGAGCAGTTCGACGGCACGGCGGCATTCACCTACAGTAGGGACAATTGAATAACATGATTCGTTTTCCAGTGCCCAAACTGGCGGCAACGGTGGTATCAACGACCCCAGCACACTCACGACCTTGGCCCGCAGTGCGGCGAGTTCCTGCTCCAAGATGCTGAGTTTCAATGGGGCGTCGGCGACCACAGAGAGCAGATACTTTGCAGCGTCCCGTTCTTCTCGAACTGACGATAACTCACTGAGAGCCGCATCTCGCTCTTTAATTACTGCGACGTTGTGTGATACAAGTACCTCAATCTTCTGTTCGGCGGCGTGGCATCGGCGGATGATGGACTCCACGGACAGGCGATACACCCAATCACCATTGACAGGTGGTCGAGTATAAATTGCGGCGAGGTCAATCGCCTTGTCCGCGTCGCTGGGCGGTGGAATGTCGGTGTTCATGATTGCTCCTTCGTCGCCAACGTCGCGAGCAGTCGAGCAACGCAGATGGCGCGGCAGAGGTCGTTAGGTGTTGGCAGCCAGAATGGAACTACTATTCGATTATCTGCGTCGTAGGTTACGACTACTTCACGTAATGCAAGATCAACGACAACATGTTCTACGTCGCCAAACGCCTCCAGTAGCGGTCCAGTTTCAGCCCAACTAGACGATACTTTCCAATCATCAACACAGGCAATGGCGTTTAATCTTTTACCTTTTTGTTCCCAATACAAGGACGACTCATCTTTTACAACCCATCCCATAACGTGCTCAGCGACCCACGCATCCAGCCTCCTCCCCGCTGGCATGGCACGGATTTCTGCTTCGGTCGGTAGAGTGCTCATTCCCTCTCCTCGTTACTATCGACTACATTCAGCTGTTTTAGCCTTTCCTGTAATGGATCTACTATAGGAGCTCTACCAGCAAGCCTCTCGTAAAACTCCGGTGGGACCATGTTCACTTGAACACCTACGTTCGTTGGTCTCTCCTTTACGAGTCCGAAGATCTTACACCTCTGTTCGATACACCAAGCTATTCTCTCCAGGAATCGAGGATCGCCGGCCTGTCCCACAGAATGCCTCTTGGTTACTTCTTTCACTACTACCATCTTACTCGTAGCAGGCGAGACGGGTGAGGGCTTGAGAACTTTCTTAGAGTTCATCGATATTGATTAAATGGGGGCTGAGATTCTTCATTTCAGAGCTCCGGGAAGAGTTCGTTATGGGAGATACGTTCGAGGCCGATACGGAAAACGTACCTCGCTACTGGTCTTTCCATATGCGTTCGATTTCCACTGACTGGGTTCATCGGTTCAGCTCCTCGCGCCAGAGTGGACCCAACTTCTCCCAGCTGTTCTCCAACGCGTACTGACGTCCGAGGAGGCTGTACGCGTACACGTCAGCGCCGTACAACTCGTCGAGCTTGTCGGCGATGTCCCGTGGATCGACCTTCGCTTCCTCGTACCAGTTGAACGGACCGCCCACACGTTGACGAGAGTAGCTAGCAACGGGGATGAGCGGCTCGTTCGGGAGCCACGTCGTCATGGGGAATCGCGCGCTAGTGACGATGCACATGCCCGATGCAAACGCTTCCTGTAGAGGCAGCGACAGCCCATTGTACTTCTCAGCCATGACGAAGCAGTCGAAGTCTGCAGGGAATAAGTCTTCACGCGCTACAGGACGCATGTCGACGTGCAACGATGCACCGTGCGGCCTCCGGAACCACGCTCGCTCATCTTGGTACAAGATTCTTTGGTCGAAAACGTCGCTAAGCAACGTTCGCAACCCTGCGGTGTCCTGCGCTCTCACAGTGAGGTCGACAGGACGTTTACACTGCCTCCATGCTTCGAGTATCTCGCGGGTGCCCTTGTGTCCGCGGAGCCCGAGGTTCCCACCGTTGTGGAGAAATCGCTTGCAGACGCGCCTCTCCGTCCACTTCGCTTCCACAGGGACGGGGAGGTAAGGCGACTTCGGGAAGTAGTCCCGCTGGTCCAGGAGCGACGGACATATCCACTTGTCAGGTTCGTGCGGACGGTACACCGGAGTGCACTCGTACATCGGAACGATGCACGTACGCACTCCGAACTTCTTTGCGAGCGCCAGGACCTGCCAGTCGAAAGGCGTCTCGAACTGCAGCAACACGTCGAGCTTAGACAGCCACCCCTCTACGACAGGTCCATTGAACGGACGCTGGACTAGCTCCGCGGTGCCCTCCGGATACCACTCTATGTGAGTGGGTCGCGATCCGTGGCGGAACACCGCGACGTCCGTGACGACGCCGTGATCGTAGAAGTCCTTCGGTAGGTACCCTATGCCCTGCTCAGTCGCGTAGCAGATAGTCCCTACTCGCACTTGTATTTCTCCTTCAGCATGTCGACGAGCATCGAGGGTGACGTGGAACTCCTGTACGTCGTCCTACTACGTGACGTCACTGGATACTCCGGTTGATCGTACTCGCCGCGCACCAGTTCGCAACCAGCGAGCGCCGCCCACTCGGCCATGCTCAACACCGGCCCGCTGAACATCGCATCGTGAGACGGATATTCGAGCATGAACTGCATCTGTCTAGCGAAGTCGCCTGCGAAGCCTACCTCGACGAGCCTGTCCGGGTCGCTGCACACGACACGTCCGTCGCGCACCATCTTGTGCAGCAGATAGTCGCCGCTCCGCCGAGGACTGTCGTGGTTAGCGAGGATGCCTACGTAGACTCTCGTGTTGTACTTCTCGCGGTGCATGCGACACAAGTGCCAAGCGTGCGCCTTCGCGCAGGCGTACGGAGACAGTGGACGCAGGGGCGTGTCGAGGTCGCACGCTCCGTGACCGCCGCTGAACATCGTCACTGAGCACGGCTGAAAGAAGCTGATAAACGTGCCGCGCAAAGTTTCCAGGATCGTCTGGACTGCCCCGACAGTGACGTCTACGGACGTTCGCGGAGTCTCGTACGACCACCCGACGTGGTCCTGGTCGGCGAGGTTGTAAAGTTCGTCCGGCGCGAGGTCGCGTATCAGCTTCGTCAACGCGATGGAGTCCATCATGTCCCCTCTGTGGAGTGTGAGCGCAGGGATGTGTCGCACACGCGCGATGTTGTCGACGGAGCTGCGGCGGTGCAGACCGTGGACCTCGTAACCGACGCTGAGCAGATGCTCAGCGAGGTAGCTACCGTCCTGCCCACCGACGCCAAGTATGAGCGCTCTCATGCGATAGCCTTCGCGAGGACGTTCTCCGGCGAGCAGAAGACGATGGAAACGCCGTCGTTCTCGTCGCCGAAGTCGTGCTCGAACCCGTTCTGGTAGTGCACAAGAATCTTGTCGCCGATGTCGAATCCCTCCTCCTTCGCTTTCGGACCGACCGCCAGGACGGTGGCCCAAAGTGAATACGTCACGCTAACGTCAGCTAACACGATGCTGCCGACTTTGGTCGTCGGCTTATCGCGCTGCGCCACGATGCGGTTCATGTGAGCTTCAAACTTCGGCGCCTTCTTGTTTATCTCGGGTCTCACAATATCTCCTTGAAGGTCGGTAGTGGCACTATGAACTTCCCACCGCGAGCTAGCCACTCACGCTCGCGCAGGAGGAACTCGCTGATGAACGCGTAAGGGAGGATGAGGAAGCGCTGCGCGCGCCTCCGTCCGAACTCCTCGTCGTGTATCGGTATGTCCGTTCCGACCGTCTTGCGGCCGTGCTTCTCCACGCTCTTGTCGACAGCTCCGTCGATGAGCGACCTGTCGAACCCGTACCACTGGAGGATCGTGTTGCCCTTCGTCGATGCGCCGTAGACCCACACAAGGTGATGTCGGCTGACGTAGTCGACGCATCTGTCCCGTTGCTCGCACAGCCGACGGAACCAATCCTTCCACATGCGAGGTTGCGTAATCTCTTGCTCGACACCGCGGGCGAGCTGCACGTTCAAGCTTTCAGGTCCATCGCCTCCAGCGTGCCTCACGAACAACCTGTAGCTCTGCCCGTTGCAGTCGTTCGTTTCGACGTCAAATATCTCCAGACCATGCGATGCAAAGAGTCGGTCGAGCGAGCGCAGTGTGTAGAACTCCAGATGTTCGTGGCACAGGTTGCCTACGTCCATCATCTGGTACATGTTGTACGCGCACATGAGCTGCGCGATGAACACTCCGTCCTTATGCAGGACGTGTGCGACGTCGCGTATGAATTGGTTCGGGTCTTCGAGGTCGTAGAACATGCCGAGCGCCGTCACGACCTTGAACTTCGTGTCCGCGAAGCTACCGAGAGCTCCGACGCTCCAGAAGTCGCTCACGAGCATGCTTAGCCCGCGCCGACCGTCCTCCACAAGGTTGAGAGCGGGCTCCACGCCCACCCTCACTGTGTCAGGTCGCATGTATCCGAGCTGACGCAGGAACGTACCGTCGTTGGAACCTATGTCGAGGATGCTGTCGCCGTCAGCGAGGTACTGAATCGAGACGCTCGCGAGGTCGCCTAGATGCTTCCGCATCCAGTCGGTAGTGCCGCTGCGATACCAGTAGTGACGCGTGTACATGAAGTCGCTTGGCGCGGTGTGGAGCTGCTGCACGAGCGTGCAGTCGCTGCACATGACGACGTCGATGGGCACCTTAGCGTCGTCAGGTGGCTGCGTTTTGACGAAGTCGCTGACATGCTGAGCACCTAGCGAGAACAACTCCTGTAGCGAGCGCGAGCCGCACGCCCTACACGTGCTACGAGTCGTGTACGTCACTTTAGAAGTTTCTCCAACCATCGCTCAGCCTCCTCCGCACCCTGTCTGAGCACGCGCCGAGCCCACGCGTCCAACGCGTTCAACTTCGCTCTGCGCTCCTCGCAGCAGCAGTCGCCGATGAGCGCCTTCACTCGCTGCTCAGTCACGCCCGCAAGCGAAAGCGCCTTCTGCACGTAGTCTCCGAGCATGCTCCACCAGAGCTCCATCGCCGGAAGTCAGTTCGGTACATCCGAAGCACGCGAGGCCGACGACGTCAACGACGTACGGACCGACGCCCGGTAGGTCGCGCAAGTCCTTCCACGTGTCGGTGAGGAACACCTGCGAGAAGCGGACGAGTCGCGTCGCGCGAGTGTGTTGGAAGCCGAGTGGTCGGAGCAGATCAGCGAGCTCGCGGCGGTCAGCCTTCGCGAGCGACGGAGGGTCGGGGTAGCGAGCGAGGAGCTTCGCGAGCACCGGTTGCATCGCTACGCGCCGCGTGCGGTTCAGCAGAATGCTCGCGACGCACACGCGCCACGGGCATCCGCCGAGCCCACACTGTATAGGGACGGCGTCGAAGTCCAGCTCGTCCGTCGTAGCGAGCGTCAGCACGCGCTCGCGGGGCAGAGGTATCACCGTAGCTCCTTCAGCACTTGGAGGTGCTTGCACGCGCCGTTGGTCTTGAACTGCCAGCAGGAGCACGCACCGCCGACGACAGTGTGCTCCTCCGCGTCGTCGTGGGTGCCGATCACGCTCCAAGTGTCGGGTCCTACCTTGCAGACAGCGAAGGTCTGCGCGTTACACACCTTCAGCACGCGCCGACCCTCGACCACGTCGAGGATCACTTTGCGCTGTAGCGGCGTCAGCTGCGCTGCCTTCTTCGCTATCCTGTGGAGCTTCGGCGGCTTCGGCTTCCTCGGTGGCACCGGCACCTCGCCGAGGTAGGAGTTCGCGTTGACTCTCGCGAGCAACTCCCCGATCGTCTCCTTCGGCTTGTGCCCTGTCGTGTAACTGCTAGCGAGCGTCCTACCTTCGCTGCTCGGGTCGTGGTTAGCCATCGCGACGTCTCTCAGAGCGACCTGGCTCATCAGCGTGCGGCGGTCAGCACGCACAGACGCCCTTGCGGGCGTTTCGCCTCACTTGACAATCGCAGGTATCGCAGCCTTCGCGTGGTAGTTAAGCGAGGTCGGCTCCTCCTTGCGCCATGCGTTCCACGCGTGGAGGCACTTAACGTACATCTCACGGGAGGCGACAATCTTACGTTCTATTCCGGATCGCCTCGTCATTGAAGCTCTTACGAGGAACCGTGCGAGCACCCTCGTCGGACACATGTTGTCCGGCGCAGACTCGTCCTTCACTTTCGCCCAGAACTCCGTCGCAGCTCCTCGCGTCGAAGAGCGATCGAAGGTCGCCATCATCGCGCGCACTACAGGTTCGCGGAGCATATGCTTCGCTGGAGACATAGCAGACTTCGTGTCGCTGCTGCCGCAGAGCTTCTTCAGCCAGAGGCAGAAATCCTGACGCTCGATGAGCTGCTCAGCTCTCTCCGCGTGGGGCACGCGCGCTATCTCTGCATCAGACCACTTCAAGTTAGCTGCCGCCGACACCGTGAGGTTGATGTACTTCGTACCGACGTCTTTCAGCTCCGGGATCGTAGCAGCGAACGACAGGTTGACGTCGCTATGCGTCCTGCTGGACAAGTTGCTGTCGTAAGTGGCGTACAACATAGCCGCGTCGTTCAACGTGTCGCACTTCCACCGCTCCAGGATAACGTAGAAATCAAGAGGGAGCTTCTCCTGTGAGCCCAGCATAACTGACGTGTGCTTGCCGTTCACTCGGTACGTGCAGTTAGTCTCCTTGCAGAGCACCGACGCCCACGTGACAGGGCGAAAGTTTCCGTCCTTCAAGATGCGGCGGTACACCAGCAACCGTCGTTCGCTCAACGGACGATCGTGCGGCGCCGGTTCCATCTCCACGAACTCCTTGACCAGCGCCTGCGTAGGCAATATCGTCCTCGGTTTCTCCATCTGCGACCATGCCATTGCAATCTACCTCTGCGAGGGAACTGCCTCCTCAGCAGCGAGAGTTCATCCTCGCTGGACGCCCTTTCGGGCGTTTCGGCTCACTCCTCGTCGGTGTCCTCCGTCACTACCATCTCGTTGATGGACTCCCTCAACTGCACGACCTCATAGTCGTCGATGTTTGGCTCGCCGTCGAACTCGCTCAACTTATCGTTGAGAGCATCGTTCGCGGCGTCCTCCGTGTCGTAACTGCCGTACACGCAGCAGGCGCTCACGTGGTTGATGCCGTACTTCATCGCGATCATCCTCCGGGGTTAAGATACTGTCTCTTATATGCGAAAGTCTACCTCACACCTCCGATCAGCTGAGCCACGATCCGGTCGGCGCACACAGGGCCGATGCCACGTGTGACGCTCTCCGGCGTAGTCAGAGGCCGACCGCAGCATCCGCATCGGCCCTCGTGGTGTATCCTGAAACCGTTCGCTTCGATTACGTCGAGTTCGTCGGCGAACAGACGCTTCAGCACCTTGTTGAGCAACTTCACAGGGAAGCTGTCGAGGGAGTAGCTGCTCCTCCCAGTGACTCTGACTTGGCCGTCGACCAACTTGCCGACGTACGTGTAGTCGGCCGTGTTGTTGGGGCCCGTCAAAAGCTTTACGAAGTAGGCCACTGGCCAGTTACCGTTCGCCTCCACGCGTTGCGCCCTGTAGGTGTAGTGTCGTGCTTCCGTCGCGCGGTAGCGCTCCGGTATCTCGACGGTGAAGATAGCGTCACCAGCTAGGAGCCAGCTACTGGAGAGTCGAAAGCTTTCGGTTGAGCTCTCTGGCCTCGGCGTGGGCTCGCTGACGGTCTCCTGTGACGAAGACGACGTCGAACCATCCGTCAGCGCAGACGAACCCGACGAAGAACGCTCTTTCGTCTGGGCATACAACGACTTGGTACACGACATGGTACTCTCTTCCAGCGAGGGAACTGCCTCATCAGTGCGGAGAGTTCATCCTCCGCAAACGCCCGTGAGGGCGTTTCGGCTCAAGTTTTTATTGTCGATTCCAACAAGAAGCCTATTGAACTCTTCTTCGTCCGCTCCAGACACTTGTCACACACTGCCAGGCCGCTACCCCTTGGTCCGCCTACATTCTCGCCGCCGAACTCAAATCCAGCTGTGAAAGGTTCATCGCAAAAATCACACATAGGCCATTCATCTTTGACAGATAGCCTCCGTATGCGTCGAATCTGCATGCTTCACCTCCTCTCCTGTGAGGGTATATGTCGGAGCTTCCTCTCCTTCCACCCACGTGTAGAAGTTCGGTAGGTTGTTCATCCGCAGGAACTCCTGCCGCTCCTCGAACGGCAGGAGTTCCGCGATCTTCTCAAGCTCGGTCCGCATTCGCCACCGCCTCGTGGAACTCGCCACGGTAGTAGGCCGCCACCACCTCGTTCAAGGCGTCAGCTACCATCGCAGCGACGTCGCCCAACGGAACGTTGCCTCCGCCGGCGTCAGCTTGGTCCACTTCCAACTCGCCGGAGACGATTAGCGTCCTATCCGGCCTCATGGAAGCAGTGAAAGGTCTCGGGTACACATTGCTCTCCTCATGTTGAGGGGACTGCCTCATCAGTCGGAAGCATTTCAAGCTTCCGAAACTTGGAGCAGAGCTCCAAGTTTCGGCGTCAGATCGCGAGAATCTGCTTGAACTTCTTAATCGTGTCCATGTGAGGATTGCGATAGAGCACGTAATCACCGTCTCCGACCTTGACGAGCAGATCGCGTTCGTACTCACAGCCCCGCCACGACCCGTGCAGCCAACCGACGACGTTCTTGTTCATCCACGCGCTGAACGAAGGTTTACTCGCCAACTCTTGGGCTTCCTGCCGCTCTTCCTCAGTTGCACCACTGGGAGTCGAGTACTTCGCTTCGATGCTCTTGAGACGTTGCTCCTCAACTGGCGAACGGAGAGCGACTGGAATGAGCGCCTGCAGATCGCTGAAAGTGCCGATCGACCTCATCTGCTTGAGGATGCTCTTGGTGAGCTTACAGGTCCGCAACTCCGCTTCGCCAGTCCGGACAATGACATCTGCCATGGTAAAACTCCTTGTTGAGCTCTGCTCGGATTGAGTCAGTAGCTCGTGTAGTGCTGGCTCCGGGCTCCAGCACAGCGCGAGACACTGCGTCAGTGCCACCAGCACACCTCGCAGATCGGGCACACGAGGGTGTGACCATGCTGCGTGATGACTACCTTCTCATGGGCGTCGTCGTACCTCCAGCACTTCGGGCACTCGTGACCTGGGTCGTGACCCAAATCAGCGAGTCGCCGACCAGACTCAGTGAACATCGCGCAGTGGAACTTGACCCTGTCGCACAGGGCGGGTAGAGAGTCCATCTCTTTCATTCTTCGCGAGGGACCTGCCTCGTCAGGCGACGGAGGTCGTACCGTCGCGACACCGCTTGTGCGGTGTTTCGGCTAGAACTCACCTGTGTAATTCCTGAGCTTCATCGCATCGGCCTCTCGGCCGTTGTCGCTGAGGTAGTCGCAGTACACGTCTATCGGCAATCGTTCGTCTGGGTTGTCGAGGATCGCTTCCAAGAGAGCGTAGTGGTCGCGCCCAGCGAACGATCCGGCGTTCTTCGCTTGGGAGTAGAGTAGAAGCAACTTGAGGAGGTCCTTGCGGCACTCTTTGTCGGTCACTGAGTAGTTGTCGCAGTCGGCGTTCGCCCTCGCGACACCCGCGGCATTGAGCTGCAGTCGTACGGGAGCTAACCACTGCCTCAGTTGCGCCTCATCAAGTCGCTTAGTCTCGGCGGAAGCTAACTCGGGAAGGCGAGCTACGATGTGCATCACTGCCTCGAGCACTTGAGCGCGCCTGAACCGACGCCCCAAGAACACCGCTGTTCGGGGACCGCGGAGGTTGACGTATATCTCGACTCTGTTTCCGACGTGTATCGTTGCGCTGTAATAACCATGCGCTTCTAACCTCGCGTTCACACCTCCGGCGTTGAGCGACTGGACGACGGCGTCCAAGAAGTCCTGCATGAACTCTTCCTCCGGAGCGACCTGGCTCATCAGCACGTGGAGGTCGTTCCACGTGGACACCGGGCTCTCACCCGGTGTTTCGCCTTACTTCGTGATACCAAGCGCTTTGAGTTGCTCCTTGACCCGCTCGGCTTCCGCCGGGTTGGTCGCGAGCAGCGTCTTGAGCATCTCGGTCACCGAATCGGCCGTCACGGCCTTCGGAGCGCGAGGCGCCTTGCCGATCTCCTCCGCAGTGCCACCGAGGTGGTGGAGCAGCGGAGTGCCGACAGTCATGAAGTTGTGACTCACGACAAAGTAGGTCTTTCCATGGAGGTCGACCTTGAACGCTCGCCGTGGCCCGCTGTCGCGCGCGCTCGCCGCCTTCACCGCCTCCTCCGAAGTGGCGAAGATCGCTGGAAGGTCCTTCCAGCTCGTTTTCTTCTCCTTCTTCGGAGCGTCACCGGCCACCGGGACCTTCGCGTCCCCACCCTTGTGGGTGGTGGGAGCGGTCTGGGCTTTCGGGGAAGCGGGGGCCGTCTTGACATCTGCCATTGTAGAGCTCCTGAACGCAGCTTCAGTGGGTGCTGCTGGACCCGTACCGAGGAAAACCTGCCTCGTCAGAGTGGGTAGGTTAACTCCCACCTACACTGCACTATATGCAGTGTTTCGGCTCGCATCACTTGATCGAGAACTCCTTAGCCGTCTCCTCGCGGTACTTCTTGTAGAGGATGGAGTACGACGGGGAGTAGTGGCAGCTCAACTCGGGGAACACTTCGCGATCGATGTCACGGAAAGTCGCGCCTTCGAGTCGCTTCTGAGCGACCTCGTCGGTCAAGTACTTCTGGACACCGCTAGGGAGCTTGTTGAAGTCGCGGAGAATGGACTTAGTCTGCATAGAGCACCTCGTGTATTTGAGTGAGAGGAACTGCCTCATCAGTGCGGAGAGTTCAACCTCCGCAGAGCAGTCACGAGACTGCTTTCGGCTAGATGTGGGTGGCCGCTCAGGATCGACCCGTAGGTCGCTCACCCGTCCACCTTGTGTCGGCCTCGGTCGTCGCTGCCCACTTTCCGTCGTGGGTCTTGCCCAGCGCGACTCCGACCCGAATTGTCAAAGATATGTCATCAAGGAGTTAGAGGGTCGAGTCAGCAGAAGGATTCTTCGTCTCTTCTCGCTCTCTTTCTCGCTCCATACATTAGATACATCATAGCAGTGAAAGTTTCAGAGTCAACAGTTATTTTTAAGTCTTGACTTGCAAACGACTTAGGTCTCGTTCTCCAGGTTCAATCCTGGTACCGCCGATCCGGGGATGATATAAACCCCGACCCGCCGGAGATATCAGTCCATGGATCATCCAGGGAGAACTGGGATTGATACCGTGTACCGCTAGAGGTGATCTATCGACCAGCACCTAATAGCGCTGCCAACTTCGCCTTCCACTCCAGGAGCTGACCCTCGCTGTGCTGCAGAGCGCGGACGAGGGCAGCTCGTTTGGCTGCGATCACTTCCTTCGGAGAGGAGTAACTCCTTCCTCGTTGCTTATGGCGCCGCCCTTTCAGCTCCGCATCCCTCACGTTGTCGGTGTTGGAGCCCCAGAACACGTGGTCGACGCGGGCGCACTTCCTGTTGTCGCACCTGTGACACACGACGAGGCCACGGCCGATGGGAGCACCTAGCGCTGCGATCCAAGCTCTGCGTCGGTCGCGGAGCTCCTCGTACTCCTCGCACGGAGTCGTAGCTTTCTCGCCAAGCTTCTGCCCGAGGCTTCCCACTGTGTACGTCTCAAGCTCCACCAGCTGCAGGGACACCACCTTCACCTTGTCCTCGTGGAGCCTCACTTTCAGCAAAGCCGATCTGAGCTTCGGGTGGGCGTCTTTCAGCGCCGTCTGCATCACTCTCCTCTCTATGTAGAGAGTCCAGTGGAGCACGTTGCTCGCTACCCTCTTGTCGCAACCTCTCAGTTTCGCTCTCAGCTTCGTGAGCGATCTCATCCAGCCTCCTCAGCACGACGTCCTTAGGTAACCACACTTCCTTCACCACGAGGTCGACGTCGCCGAGTCGGTCGTACGCCTCTGCTACGTCCTCGCGCTGCCTCCTGCGTACTTCCTCCAGGAGCGAATCCTCACATGGGATCATCGCGGCCGCCGACTACGCCTTTGACGACGTCAATGAGCTCCTTGATGGGTCTGCTGGCGTCCAATCGGATGTACCTGTACTTCCGCACTTCCTCCCTGTATATCTGGACGAGCCTCTCGTATTTCGCCATGTCGAAGAGCGGATCGGGAGAGGCTGTCCAGCGTTGCTTCAACGTAACTAGTGGACAATCGAGGTAGAGGATGACGGACTGACGCCGCCAGAACGACTCATTGTGCGTGGAGACAGGACGACCGTAGAGGCGACCGTAGACGACGTTCGTCAAGCTCATGTGGCGGTCCACGATGTACGTCTTGGAAGGATCGTAGAGCGATATCCACAGCCTCTCGAAGCACCGTTCGACTTGGTCGACGATCTTGAGTATGTCGGACGTCATAGGAAGCGTAGGTACGAACGTGGCGTGAAGCCGACCTTGCAGAGCTTGAAAGAGCGTCGTCTTTCCGCTCTTGTCCGGCCCTTCGAGAGACACTATGGGCAACTGAGTATCCTCCGGATGTCAGCGACTGCGGTCTTGGCAGCCTCGTCGAAGCTGAAAGAGAGCATCTGCTTGAGGGGAACTTGCGCAGGGGCTTGCAACGCTCCTTCGATGCTAGCCACTAGATCAGCTCTGTCGGCGAAGTGCGGCCACTTCGGACCGATCACCTCCGTGTACTCGTGCTTCCGCAGAACCACTGGACAGCAGCCAGCGGCGCACGCTTCGCGGAAGCTGACAGTGCTACCGACATTCTCAGTGAGGTGCACAGAGACTTCGCACGTAGCTAGCTGCCTCTCGTACGATTCGGAAGTCGACCACGACGCCGGTACGATGCCTTTACGTCGTCCGTACCCAGTCGGATCGCTCACGTACACTCGGACCCCGCGGAGCTTCTTAGCGGCCGCTGCAAACATCGCGTAGTTCGTGTAGTCTGGATCGCTGATGCGACCTGAGAACAGAATCGAGCGGGGCACTCGCGCGGAGCTCCGTAGCTGTAGCAAGTTAGTTTCGTACCCGAATGGCCACACGTCGTCGCGGAGCTTCGACGACAGCGCGTACACGAAGTTCGCGCAGTTCCACCCTTCGCTGTACAGCGAAAGCTGCTCTGGCTTCGCTGGAAGCGTAGCTTCGACGATCGTCTTGACGTGAGGATGCAAGTGACGCATGGGTATAGGTAGGAACTCGTTCGACGTGACGACGACGCCTCCGTCGCCAGCTAGACGAGCAAGCTCGCGCAACCGCGACGGGTCCCAGTGGAACTTCCTCTCCAGGTTGCTGACGTAACTCGTCCAAATCCTGTATACAGCAGAGGTGTCTACGTTGCCCTCGCACGCGCCGCGTTCAGGTAGGACCAGCAAAGAGTCGTCGATGAGTTTCGCTAAGTGCGCGTAGATGCGCACGCACGAATCGCTCATAAGGAACTTGTCGGTAACTTTGTTCTGCTGGGAGCAGAAGGGGTAGAATACTACTCTCGGCATCGCACTTCCTCCCACGTGGTCGCGATCGCTTGACGAAAATCGATGTTCCACGTCTCGCAGAGACGGAGCAAATGCGCCACGTAGTACACGATCGCACCGCGCTCTCGCGGGTCCTCGCACACGTACGCCGCTTGCCCGCAGAGCTTCGCTGCCATCAGGAAAGCCTCCTTCGGCTTTGGGAGCACAAGCGACGCGTCAGCGACGACTTTAGCGAAAGCTAAATTGTTGGCGGAGCACAGCGAGCAGACGAAGATCGCGCAATCTCCGACGGCGTCAACTAACATCGCGTTGAAATCAGCGTCTACGTAACGTCGCTCCGGATGCTTACCTCCGTTCGCTTGCTGGCACTTCAGCAGAGCGCGCATCAGCTCTCCTGACTCCTCGACGAGCCCTGCTGCCGGAAAGACTGGGAGCTGATCTGGGTACAACCTATCAAGCCACGCTCTGTGGTCGCGTTGGAACAGCTCTAACTCAGTAGCGACGACGCCCACGGGTAGGCCTCCGGGTTACGCAATGCGTCGAAACAGGTGTCCCTCGACGCGTCGCTTGGTACTAAGATGGACTCGTTACGGGAACCGCTCTCGAACGCAGGGTTCGGCTCTATACTGTGCAGCGAACCGAACGTCCAGAACAGTGAACCGACGCTACGACCGAGCGTTTCCGCAACGCGGATCAACACGTTCGTCAGCACGACGAGGTCGTACGGCATCACCTTCGTGAAGTTGCAGCTACGCTGGTAGACGAGCAGATCGAGTCCGTAGCGCCCGAACAAGAAGTGGAGATGTGACCAGCACGCCGGTCTGTTGACGTCACGCGGAATCGGGCCACCCATCTGGACCACCGCCGCACGCGTGAAAGGGTCGAGCTGAAGCGCTGCGATGCACTGCTCTATCTGAGGCACCGCGATCGCTCCGTATGCTCCGATCCACCTGTCACCCGTGAGGTACTTCCCGGCGCGAGCGTTGTACTTACGCAGCACACCTGCTTCCTCCGTCGCTGCGAAGAAATGGAGCACGTTCGCTAGCGCCCATCTCCTGTCGATAGGACGCTCCGTGACGACGTTGAAGAGCGGGTTAGTCAGCTCGAACGTAGTGCCGGGTTTCGCTTCGAACGTGAAGCCGTCGCACGCAGGCGAACTCTCCACGCGACGCACGTACTTGTGCTCACGTATAGCACTCCACATCCCCCTGTAGAGTTCGCAGGCGTTCGCGCATCTAAGCATCACAGCCTCCTGAGCACCGCTTGCTTACCGAGCTCCAGCACCTCGTACGAGTCAGCATACGCTCGGATTAAGAAGTCGATAGCTTCCTTCGGTTGCACGGCTACACGTTTGAAAGGGCGCGAGTAATCGTCGAAGATCACGGTGCAACCTTCATTGAGCAATCGGTGCACCAACACGAAGTCCTGGACGACGCTACGTCCCTCGTGGTCACCGTCTATGTAGACGAAGTCGTAAGGTCCGCTGTGCCACAGGAGATATGCCTCGCTCCGCATACGTCTGATAGTGACCTGTCTGCGACGCGCATGTTCAGCGATGTTTCGCGTGAACACCTCGTACGTGTCGCGGAGCGTCTTCTCGCTCTCTGCGGTCCCCGTGAAAGGATCAACGCACGTGAGCCGAGCATCGCTGTGTGTCAGCAGATTATCGAGCATCCATACAGCGCTTCGCCCTTCGAAGGAGCCAATCTCCAGGCACTTGCACTTAGTACCTGCCAAGTGAAGGAGATACTTCTCCCACGTCGGGACGTGCTCGCTGAACCAGTCGACAGTGAAGTTCACAGTATCCTCCCGCACATCGCATCCATCTTAGCCCACCCTCCGGTGTTCTTGCTCCACATGGTGGCTGTGGTGCCTTCGGCTAACAAGGGGAAATCCGGCGCCCACGCTGGGCACTCGGACATAGCGATCATGAACTCGCGAAAATGCTTCGGGCCCTTCTGACAACCGCCTTCGTCGTGTACGTGGAAGACGGGGTCAAGTCCTAACTGCTCGTGACGGACTAACGCCATGCCGAGGAAGTCCGCGCATATCCCTTGACAGATGTTCTCGACGGCCTTCGACCCATAGAGAAAGCCCGTATAGCCACGCGGATGGTCGTAGACGAACGTCGGGATCGCCTTCTCCGGCATGTTGTACATCTTGCAGTACGCCGGGACCATGTCAGCTATGCGTGAATTGCGGTACACGATGGGTCTGCCACTCGGCAGCTCTATGTGCAAAGAGTTCTGCTTCACGTAGAACTTGCACTTAGCTACCTCCGACGACACGCCGTGCACGGCGTTTATAACAGCGTCGCCCACCGTCTTCCACAGAGCAGGAACTTCCGGGTACGTCGAGCGGTAGAACTTGACTGCCTCGTCGGCGGTGTAGCCTGCGTCGTACATCGCTTGCAGCATATCGAACTCACCACGAGCCCTGTTAGTGAACTCGAACTTCGCACCGGACATGCCGTATCCGCACCCGAGGATCAGAGCTTTACAGAGGTTGTACTTGTCAGCTTCGTCCTTCTTGGAGACGCGTCGTCCGAATATCTTCTCACTGAGGTCGATGTACAAACTCTGCTTCACGTCAGCGAACGTCGCGAGCATCTTCTTGGAGTCGGCGATCCACGCGAGGCACCGCGCTTCGATCTGAGCGTAGTCAGCGATGAGGAGATCGCCCTGCACGATGTGTCGGATCATGCCGTTGAGAATCTCGGAAGGTGCGATGTGTCGCTTAGCTTTCTCGCTAGCGTGCTTCGCAGCTGCTACCACCGCCTCGTATTCAAGCTCCACGCCGCGGATGTCGGTCTCGCGAGCGAGCACGGAAGGAAGGTTGTGAGGTTGGAGACCACGTCCAGCCCAACGACCTGGACCTGCGCCGTACACGACGAACGCGTCTCGTATGCGATCGTCAGCTTCGAGGACACCCTCGTACCTCGCTCCCTTCCTCTCGTAGCCAAGCACCGCGTCGAGCTTGCCTACGCCAATGCCTACGAGCTCCTTGCGGTGCATCAGAGCTTCCTGCGCGACCTTCAGCATCTCGCCGAGAGATCCTTCCCCCGTGAAGAACGTCTCCGGAGAGTCGTTGAACTGCTTGAGCGTGGCTTTGTTCACGCCGTCAAGCTTGAAACCCAACGTCTCCATCCACTCTTGCACCTGCTTCGACGAGCGCGGGTTCACTTTCTCTCCGTCGTTCTCGTACTCGTCGAAAGCGTCGGCGGAGCGCCGACGGTTCTCGGCAAACAGAGCTTTCAGCTTCACAGCGAACTCGCGGTTCACGGGGATGCCTCGTTGGTTGATGATGCGATCGACCGTCATGACGTCGGCTATGCCGTACCCCGCCACGTGCGAGTGTATCTGCTCCAGCAATACTACGTCGCGGACGTTATACTCCATCAGCATGGCGTGAGCGGGACCGACGGCAGGAACGCCCAACCGACCGACTTTGCACAGCATGTCGATCAGCCGAGCGCCGTTCTTGTCTTTGCCCTCCCCTGTGAGCGCCATACCGAGCTTGTCGAGGCCTCCGGGGAGGCCAGCGGCGTGGGCCATCGGAAGAGTGTCGCACCACGTCGCTTCAGGTAGTTTCAGCGTGTGCTCCCATATCGCAGCGTCGAAGGCGGCGTTGTGCGCCACCAACGTGTGTTGCTCTGCGATACGTTGCAACGTCTCTCTGTGCTCCGGCGTGAGGTACGGGCCCATGCGGTGGATCGCGTCGCCGACCTTGACTACGCAAGTGAGCACCTTAGTCGACGGGTCCTTGGCGTACTTCTGCGCAGTGGAGCCTTTGAGCTCGTGCGAACTCTGAGTCTCGAAGTCGATATACGCAGGGTTCACTGGCGACCAGTCACACTTCACTTCACGTCCTCTGGAGGCGGTATCTCACCGACGTAAAGCCAGTGAGTGTAATCCTGACAGCACTCGCGATACTCATTAGGCAATATGTAGCGTTCCCAATGCGTGTCTGTGTGCCACATGACGTTGAACTTGACAGGTAGCACAGACACAGGGTGCCAGTTCATAGCTTCGGCCACACGTAAGGAAGGGTGGAAGGTTCGGACCATCCGAACTGACTGTAATGCTCAGGAAACTTCCGGAGCAGGTTGGACCTGTGGCTCGCGTGGAAAGTTTCGTCACCGAACCATGGAGGCAAAGGACGAACGTCGCTAGCGTATGCTTCTATCTTGTCGTAGCAGGTGTCGCGATACCCGCGACTCTGCCACTCGACGCATACGTAGAGGCCGTACACCGCTAGGGCCGCTTCGAAGCCACGCCACATCTTGGAAGCGGGATGGTGAGGCCTGCTACCTCTGAGCAGCTGCAGGACTTCGACACGTTGCTTGCCCAAACGCGCTCTATCGAGACAGGCGGCGCTGCGCGCGAAATCAGCGTGAGGTAGGAACGTGTTCACTGGTGAAGCTCTCGCGCTACACGGTCTAGCGACCAACCTTCGAAGATCGCACGAAAAGCGATGGCTGGACGACGGTAGAGCCTCACAGCGAGTTCAGCTCTCTCGACGTCGCTCATCGACCAACCTACTTCCTTTATGAGGCCCACGTGGTGGACGATGTCTCGCCCGCAGTCGACGAGCTGCTCACCGTCTACGCTCACAACTTCATCCCCGTGTACCACTTACCAGTGGCGTCGCAGGAGAAGCCTAACTTCTCCACTATCGCTCTGAACGTCTTAATGTTCACTTGGTCCAGGTTCTGACCCATCGACCATCCCTTATATGCAGAGTAGACGTCAGCTACTTTACATTTTGCTCCTTCTGCTCGCTCCAGACGATCCGATGCGAACAGCGAGACGCTGTCCTGAGTTCCTTTGTACTCCTCCGTCGCTCTGCTGACTTCAGGAGTGTCACCAAGCCCTTCGCGCTGCCACAGGAAGCACCCCTCGACCATCCAGCTGAGTATACCCGGAGCTTCGTTCTGCAGCTGAGCCGCTAGCGACGTGTCCTGTTTAGCGCCTTCGAAGACGCGAAGGAACGGAACGAGCTTCAACCGCGACCAGATGGCTATATCGACGCCCTTCACTTTAGGCTCGCAGTTGGTGCAGAGGATCAGCTTGTGCGACGGTTCGAAGTACCAAAAGTCTTCGTAGAGCCTGCGCGCTTTGATCTGGTCGCCACCTGTCACGCGCTTGACTAGCTCCTCGTCTAGGCGCGCACCGTCTCCTGTCTCAAGGTCAGCGACGAAACGCTTGCCGTAGAGGCTCACTAACTTCGTAGGGTGCTGCTCACCCCTAGCTACAGTGAGGAAGCCGGAGGGAGTCGTACCGCTGTAGTCCTGACCGAGCACGGTCATGATGGCTTTGACGAATGTCGACTTGCCGTTGCGCCCGACGCCGTGGAAGATCGGAAGGACGTGCTCCTTCACGACGCCCGTGAGGCAGTAACCCATCAACTTCTGCACCCACGACACAGTCAGACGGTCGGAGAAGACTTCGTCGAGGAACTGCATCCAACGCGGCGCCTGCGCGCCTTCGACGTACTCGGTCGGGCATAGGTTGGTGACGCGGTCGGATGGGTCGTGGTCCAACAGCTCTCCGTTGCGTAGGTTCAGCTTACCGTTCGCGCAGTTCAACGTCCACGGGTCTTTGTCGAAGGCTCTGTAATCGACTGAGAGAGTCGGTTCGGATTCAGCTAACGTACGCGCTCCGCGTATGCTCCGCTCATCCTCGTGGCGTCGGATGGCTTGCATGAAAGCCAGCTTCGACTTACGTCGTCTCTGCACATCCTCGTCGTCGCTCTTGGCTAGCTTGCTCATAGACTCGCACGCCTTCGCCATCCGGTGCTCAAGGACTTCCTTCTGAAGCTCCACTACGTACTTCTCTGCTTCTTCGCGAGTCCAGTGAGTGCCCGTCCAGCGGAGCCATCCCCACACCGCTGAGTGGAGTATGCGACCCTCCCCCATGCGAGCGAGGATGCGAGCGTTCCCGAGCTCAGTCAGCGGTTCGTGACGGTTGAGCGGTCGGTACCCGTACGGCTCAGCCCAGTAGAGTATAGTCCGGGTCGTGAGGCCTCCGTCAACGAACGTATTCCAGCGCTTCTTGCACTCCCCAGGAACGTACTTCTCTACGCACGTCGCGCTCCACTTGTCCCAAAGCTCCAACATGGAAGTGTCACCCGAAGCGTTGTGGAGCGCCATCCCGACGCCTATCCACTTATCGTATTCGTACGCTGGGAGGAAGCCAAGAGCTTCTGTGACTTGTTGAACGTCAGGTAGCTTGAGAGTCGGGCGAAGCTCCTTCTCCAGTTGCTTTATCATCAACCCGCTGTAGTAGTCGAGCAACCACACAGGGAGCTGAGCTGGAGGAGATTCGTTGATCCAGGAATAACCCGGAGAAGGAGGCAGAACTGTGTACGCACCCGTCGACTGCAAGCGGAGCTCGTTGTGCTCCCCCTCGCCCGTCCACAGTGTGGAGGTAGTCACGCCGTCGCACCATTTGAGGAGCCAACCACGCCCACCTGACTGAGTGGCGAACTCGGACGTGTCTGGGCATCCGCCGAGCTTCTGGAACTGCTCCAGCCCACCAGGTCCGTCCACGTCGATGCGGACTACACCCGAGACTCCACCTAGAGCTAAGCCGATGAAGGCGTCCGGCCAGTCCGACCACCACTGTTTGACCTGAGCTTCGTCTGCTCTCTCCGTCTGGTACTTCTTCCATGGGACGTGGGGCCTTCTCTTGTCGTGGAGCGGGAATACGCTCCATCCGCGCTGACAGTAAACCAGCGCCGCTTCCTTGAGCGACATGCATCTACACCCTGTTGTAGTGGAGCGGACGGGAGTCGAACCCGTTTTTCTTCAGCCTACTGGACTGAATAATACGACCGGTACACCCCAAGTGGAGCGGTTCCCACGCTCCTTCCGGTTTTAGCCCCGGATGGCGTTCCTTCGCGCCGATTGCCTTGCTTAGAGGTTAGGTGCGAAGGATCGGCGGGAAGTCACGGAGCCGGCGGAGTCGCGTCGGCTTCAGCTTGGCTGAAGTCTGCGTCGAGCTTCGTCACGGCGTCGACGACGGCTTGCGGAACGGCGGGAGTGGCACCGATGAGAGCTTTGATGGCCTTGATGTTGGCGTCGAGAGCCTGGAAGCGAGCGTCGTACGACTGCAGCTTCGCAGTGAGTTCGTCGATAGTCATGAACGTAGCATCTCCGAAGAAGTAAGAAACTGACAGGGTGACGATAGCGACCAACAAGGTCGCGATCGAGGTAGCTAAGATGGCTGTGAGCATCATCAGGAGGCTTTCATGAGTGCGTCGAGCTTGGCTGCGCGGAAAGCGAAACGCTCCGCACACTTGTTCATCAGAGCAACGCTCTCGGGGTCCTGGTTGAAGGTTGCGATGAGCTTCCACTCATCCGGACCGGTCGGGAAGACGTCGGCGCGGGTCGGGCGGTACGGATATCCACCTCCCTTCGGCGGACGCGGTGGAAGGACTTCGTACTTGGCGTAGAAGCGCCAGAACGGCTGCTGGAGTTGGAGCGTCTGCTTGTACAGCTCACCCTTGGACGCCCACTCGTTCGTCGACGCCAGATGCAGAGCGTCGTTGATCGTGACCATCCCGGAGCACTTCGCTTTGCGACACTCGATGGTCGCTGGAACGATGCGGTCGGAGAGGTACACGAGGATCGCAGCATCAATCACTTCAGCGAATGGGGAGGGCATCTCCACGGCCGAGACTTCAGCAGGTTCGAACACGCCGTTCTTCTCGACAGTGCGCACCCACCTCTGCTGAAGCTTGAGGATGGTGCACTTCATCACAGGGAGCGGTGTGACCGTCTTCGCTTCCATGAGGAACATGTCGTGGTCGTCGGGCGCACGTCCGATCGCTTGGACGATGCGTCTGTACTCGTCAGCGCGCTTCGCGTGAGCGAAGCACACGTACGTGCCCCAGTCCTTCGCCTTGATGTCCTCAGCGGGCCCGCCGAAGATGGCAGGCAGCTTCGTCTCCGAGTGCTGCAGAGCACCAGATTGGGCTGCGAGGGACGTTTGCTTAGCCATGCGACTAGTCTCCAGTGTCAAGTGACGGAAAGTTCCACTGCGGGTGCGGTGGTTCGAAGCTCCTGCTTGAGCTGCATGAGTTTGGGGAAGCAGATGTCGGGGTGACCTTGGTGACAATACTTGCACCCGTTCGGATCGGGGAAGTGGTGGATCGCACCACGTCGTACGTCTGCGACTGCTCGGCGCAGCGGCCACACTAACTCGTCTATCCACGCTGCCTTGTAGTTGAACAGGTAGAACACCGGTGCGGAGCTGGGATCGACCCCTGGCTTGTAGTTGCGCGGCATGATGAGGCCACCTGGTTCGACGAGTTTGCCGAGCTTGATGCTCGCGCCTACACAGTAGAGCCCCATCTGGTACCAAGACTCCGACATGACTTCGACGGGAGACCGTTTGGACGTCTTTATGTCGTAGCACTTGTAGCGGTAGCCGTCGAAGCGGACTTGGTCGGTGGTAGCTACTACCTCGATTCGCTCTCCCGTCGGATCGTCTGGCGCGGCCTCGATGGAGAAGGCGAGGGGCTCTTCGCAGAGGACGAGGTTGGCGTCTCTGTTGCGAGAGTCGCAGGAATATCCGAGAAACATCTGCGCCGCTTCGGCTAGGACAGCGAGAGGGTACTTGCGCACCTGCTCCCTCATGCCCACGATAGCCTCAGCGACGCTCGCTCCTTTGTGGAATAGTTCCGCTGCTTTGTGCATCGCCGACCCAGTGTCGGCCGCCTGCCCACTGCTGTCGTCCTCCGGCACGAGTCCGAGGTAGGGCATCACGATGCGCCACGGACACATGATGAGGACGCGGGCTCCGGAAGGGTGCACCGGCCACTCCTTCGTCCCGAACTTACGTAGATCGCGCATCCTACCTCCATGTTCGTGAAGTCTTTATATGAGAGAGTTATCTCTACGTGATATCCTCCGGAACGACCTCGACGCGTCACCGGACCTTGCGCCGCATGCTGTGCACGGAACGCCCGCGCTTTAGCTTTGAAGTACTTCGTGGACGGACCTGCACAGTAGTATGGTATCGAGTCGATCCAGAACTGTAAGTCAGTCTCGCGAGGGTAGAAACGTAGCTTATCGAGCTCCGCTCGCACTCCGTCCGCGAACTCCTTACGAGTCATTGTATCACCAAGGGTGTGGAGACAGCACGTTCAGCGACGCGTAACTTCGTGAGCACGCGGAAGATTCTCGCCATGTCGCATCCGCGGAGCGCGGCTGCCTTGATGATGCTGGCCACGACCTCCTCAAGAGGTACGTCCCTCGGGAATTGAACGTCGATTGATCCATCGTCACGTACCAGAGCAAGTAGAGCTAATTCATCCATCAGTCAGGCCAGCCGCCTACGTTAGAGAGGACGGGCAAGATGGTGAAGTTCTTCTTAGTCACAGGTTGATTGGGGTCGATGCCGTACCGACGGGCGCCAGTCGGCTTCGTCCACCATGCGCTCTGCTTGGGCGATACTTCCTTCGGAGGAACGCTAGCGAACCCAGAGAGTCCATCAGGAGCGGGGCATAGCAACCACGTTCCCCAATCGCGCGTGCGGTCCTCGTTCACCTTGCTGATCTTGGTAGCCCACAGCGGCTCCGCTCGCATCGGGTGGACGATGCACGCGTACTCGTGCACGATCATGTCGCGCAGGACTGACATGGTGTACACGTCGACGGTAGCACCGTCGAGCATCTTCACAGACGTAGGCTTGAAGCGACCCACCGCCTCCATGCCGAGCACTCGGACGTTGCGCCGAGTCGTCGGCGGGAGCATCGCTTCGGCTTCGACGATCGACGACACAGGGACCATTCCATCCAACGCGTAACAGTGACGCAGGAGGTTGCGATTGGTGCACCAATACTCGGGTGGTGCGTCGTCGGCGGGGCGGGTGATGCGACCGAGCTGCTGCACCCACTTCACAGGGGACATAGTGGGGGACAGGTCGACCAGCCTACGGAAGGGTTCGTCGACACCTTCGCTGACGATGTTGATGTGGAGCAGAGCGAATATGCGCTCACGGCAAGCCTGAAATATCTGCCTGCGAGTCGCGGTGGGCGTCTCGGCGGATATGATGGCCGTCGGTACGCTGAGCCGCGCGAGCTCCTGCTGGAGACGGAGGCTGGTCGTCGAGGATGGACACGAAAAAACAGTTGAGCGATCCCACCTGTCGCCGTCGTACCACCGTTTCGCGTGCTGCGCGAGATCGCCGAGGCGGTCCACAGTGACGCTGTCGATGGACTTGACGTCGAAGTCTCCACCGGACGTGACTGACACTACGTCGTCATCGACTAACGGGAGCTGCGCGAACGTCGGCAGCCTGATGAACTTCTCAGCGACAGCTTCCTTGAACGTGATGAGCCAAAGGGGCTCTCCCCACATCTCAAGCCACTCGCGCGTGCCCTTCGGTGAGCCACGGTACGGAGTCGCCGTGTAAGCGACTGACGGCGCGAGACCAGTCAGGAGGTCGAGCTGCTGCCACGTCTCCGCGTTGTGGTGGTGAGCTTCGTCGAAGATGAGCTTGCCCGGACGCACATGACCCTGCATGAGCATGTTACGCAGCTTCACAGGGGTGCAGATGCGGTGCGGGATCGGATCGCAGCACGGATCGACGCCCAACTTGTCGAGGAGGCCGTAGATTATCTCCTCCCGCGGCGTGACTATCCACAGGTCCGGAAAAGCTTCGCGCACGAGAAGCTCCACGACGCTCTTGCCTACTCCGGTAGGAGCGGCGTAAGCTTGCTTCCGTCCGGGCGCAGCTTCGCTGAGGAACGCTATCGCGTGCTCGGCTGCTACCTTCTGGAAAGGGCGCGGTGCGAACTTCACTGCAACCTCGATGCGTCAGGAAAGACTACGTGTATAGCGCCGGAGCGGTACACGTAGCGGATGAGCCCTACCTTGTGCCATTTGTCAAGGAGGGCTAAGCTGTACGTGGGGCGAGAGAGCACGTACGTGAGCGACAGTATACGCATGGTAGGTACATTGGGTTTCTAGATAGAGGAGCGAGTTTCGCCGGTTTTCACGATAGCGATGCGGTACCCAGAATCGCCAACACCGCACTGCAGCAACAGGCCGTTTTCGTGCATGATAACTAACTTAACGTAACACGAGTCTCCGACACCGATGCAAGCGAGCACCTTTCCACGCCATGGTGCACCCTTGTCTATGTAGCGAACAGGCTCTTCCATAGTCCCTTTGTACTCAGTATCGCGAACCCGTTCCTGAACGAGCACTTCCGCTCCGATGAGGATAGAACTGACGTTACTCATCTTAGCTCCTTCAGCATTTACCAGCGAGCGACAGTATACGCATGGTAGGCTGTATATGGAGACGTCCATTCTACGTCTTCTCGGGTGTCAGCAGGACTTGCATGGTCATCCACACGTCGCGGATGCCGCGTAAGCACGCCTCGTAGTCGGGGTCCACGTGGCTACACACGATGTTCCGCGACGCAAAGCCGCTCGGAAACGTGTGGATCGCAGCGTAGTAAGCGAAGGAGCCATCTTTCCTCTTGATATGGGAGAGGATGAGGCTCGGTGCCAGCGGGTGCTCAGCGTAAGCTTTGCTGAGCATCTGGAGGAACTCGGGGACGTTCATTTGCGTTGCTCCTAGTGCCAAAACAGTGCGATACGTGTGTCGTCTCCGAGCTCTGCGAGGTACGCGACGCCCATAATTAGCCCCTTTGTTTGCGTAGCATACGTTTTAGGTGCCTGTGTATCTGCTCCAGCGTGGCTTGGGCGGGATCGTGAGGCGGCCACACTTCAGCCTTGACACAGGGGGACAAGGCTGATTTGGGTACGGGCACGTACTTTCCGCGGCCGAAGATCGTGCGTCCAGTCTCGGTGTCTACGTAGTCCCACTCCACTATTGCGACCGTCTCAGTCTCCGAGACGACGTCGCCGTGGGCGGTACCAGTCACGTCAGCCCACGTTACGCGCGACATTGTCTTTGGCCTCGGTTACTTCGCGACGGTCGATGATCACGTCCGCGGGAGCGTCGAAACAGAGGCGAATCTTGTTGCGGTCGAGGTCCGATACAGTGATGGAGAACTGGACGTCGCCGACCTTCACGTCGACGATCTCGCCCTCTCTGCGAGTGAGCACTAGCTTGGGCACGGCTTCTCCTTGATGGCTAGAAACAGGAAGTACTTGTCAGTGCGTAAATCCACTTGGAACTTCCGGCGTAAAGCAAGACCTAAGTCACGCTTAGTCACCCACTTACAGTAGTAGTGTCCAGCGAACCATTCGTCCCACGCTTCAAACACTCGCTTCTTCAGCACGTGAGTCGTCGCGGCGTAGAGGCGCGCTTCTACAAACTCGCCCAGAAAACGTTTGACGATCTTCATTCGGTATTGAGTCAACGTGCGGATAGCGATGTAGCTGCCGACGTTTGCGAGATTCTGCAATTCCTCCACGCTCGGGAGCTTCGGATAAGGACTCTTCTGAGGCGGTGGAGGGGCAGGTGGACACAATAATTCTCTCGTTGTAAGCGATAGACCTACAGCACGTAGCATCTGTCCGTGTTTGGGGCATGTGTACGTTATCTCGGTGTCGGTAGCTGAGTGTACCTTGACTTCGCGGAGGCATCTCAACTGCGCACCGAGTTCGATCGGACATCGGGGAGGCATCTTCATCGGAACTCTATATGCTGAAGTTTTATGAGCGTATCATTGATTTCCTGAGTCTGACACTTTCTTGCCATTGCAGGTTTCAAATTATAGGCATATCTCTAAGAGGTATGCATACATTTTAGTTTTCAACCCTGGAAAAAGATTTAAACTCAAGAAAATACCTCATGTGAATAGAATGGCAGTCAATCGAAACGTTTTGATCGCTTCTGCTTCGCCGAACCAACTGAACAGTTTGTCGTCGTCGAGCCACATCTTCCACCTGTTGAGTACGTCCGCGAGCGAGTGTCGACCTCTGAGCAAATCGTTGTTGTCGCAGACAAATGCGAGCACAAACTTGCTGAGATCGTTGTCGAGTTTCTTCTGGAAGGCGTCGCCTGCTTTCATCTTAGGCATTAAGTCGTAGTAAGCGTCGTAGCACAGCTTGAACTTCTCTTTGTCGCGCACGTCATTTCTCCATAGCGAGTGAGAGGGCGTAACCGACGAAATCTTCGGTAGGGAAAGCTCTGACGAACCTGGACAGCGCTTCCTTGACGCGTCTCTTAGCTCCTGCGACAGTGATGCAGTAGCGTTTCGCTACTACGTCCCAGGCCCAGCCGTCGATGTACTTTTCGCACAGTATCTGCCAATCGGCGGGTGAGCACTCGAAGTCCGACGGTTCCGGATCGTAGGTGCACACCACCGACTCCCACCACCCGTCAGTGCGTTCGTTGCTCCTCTTCTTAGTGCAGTGGAGCTTCCGCCACTCGCCCTGGATGCCCTGAGTGACGTGCATCGCGATCCAACCTTCCTCCGTGTAGTTGCCCCACTTCAGCGTGGGCTCTCGGTAGGAGGAGTAGGCTCTCCAGGCGGCTTCGTTTGCGATAGACTCCGCTTCCGGGTCGTCCCACAAGCGTTTCGCGACTTTGCTCGCGAACGCAATGTACTCTTCGAGCGTCTTTCTGGTTCCGTGGGCAGGCGCGTCCATTCCTTCTCCGTATTGCGCAGGTAAGTGAGCATGAGCCTAAGGACAGTCTTAGCGCCCATCACTCGGTACTTGACACCGTGCTCCAACCACGATATGTAGCACTGGTTCGTGTCGCACAGCTCAGCTACTTCGTCCTGGCTACGCGATCCTCGCATCTCCATCAGCACTTCAGGATGCTCCCTGACGTACGTTTCGAGAGTAGCTAGCGCGTCCTCCTGCTTGAGCTGTCGATCCAGAGCTTCTACGTAGTCGACGATAGTCATAGGCTCATTATATCAGATTCATAGAGAGACGTCAATCCTGGAGGAGTTCATGATAACTCCACTAAGCAAAAAATGTTCAAAATAATTCTTGACTCCTTGGATTATCTCAATAGAATGCCTCGACAATGCAGCCTGAGATAACTGCCGAAGACATCATCGACAAGGCTCGCCACTTGTCGCGCATCGAGCGTGACTACCTCCAGGACACGCTCGACGCGCTCAATGGCGTGTACGAGGACAAGCTCACTGACTTCGAACACCGCATAGTCGACGACATGGCGATCGAGTGCGACATAAAGCGGACTGCTAAGAACTTGGGCTACAAACCTCGCGAAGTCCGTGCGGCGCTCAGCAAAGCTGACGTGCAAGATGCGCTCACTGAGAAGCTACTGCAGCATGCTGAAGAAGCTGACCTCACCGCAGTGTACGTCCGCAAGTACGTCAAGGACATCCTCGACCTCAGCCCTGTCGACTACTACGAGGTCCTCGCAGACGGTCGGGTGGTCGTCGACTTCGACACCGTCAAGGAGGCGCCTCGCGAGGTGAAGCGACTCATCGAGTCCATCGAGACTCGATACGAAAAGCGTACTGGCGAGTGCGTGACGATCGTCAAGTTCGTGAGCAAAGCTGCCGCGCTAGCTCTCGCAGCGAAGTACACGTTGGTCGAGGAGCACACTGTCAACGTCAACAACGTGCCGTGGGCTGAGGTAGCGGGCAAGACTATCAAGGAGCTTCCTGCGCACGAGGCCAAGATCGACGACCTTCTGAAGGAGGCTGACGCTGGACTGGCGCCGACTCCGGGGGTGGCGTGAGTGCGTCAGCTTCTGCTGGCCTCACTACACGCTCTACGACAAGCAGTGTGAGGTGTTCCAGAGCGTCTGGGACAACCGCTTCTCAGTGGTGCCCGCTGGACACAAGCTCGGAAAGGACTTCGTCGCGCCGCTCATAGCGTTGGTCGTCTTCCTCACGAGGCACCCGTGTCGCATACTCACGACGTCAGTCGATGGTAAGCAGCTGGAAGGCGTGCTCTGGGGCGAGATGAAGCGGCACATACAGGAGAGCAGAGTCCCGCTGCTGGCGGAGAAGGGTGGTTGCCTCCGCGTCAACCACATGATGATACGTAAGGTGTACGACGGAGAGGAGTGCGGACTCAGCTACATAATGGGACGTGTCGCTGAGTCTCCTGAAGGACTCTCCGGCCACCACATCGCGCAGACGGGAGACGGAATCTTCCGAACTCTCGCGATCGCTGACGAGTGCTCGGGCATCGACGAGCAGTGCCTCGATAAGATGACGGAGTGGAGCCAACGTAACTTGTGGATCGGCAATCCGTACGAGTGCCAGAACGAGTTCCGCTACGCAGTGAAGGGCAATCCGAACACGAACGATCCTGGTGGAGACCTCCGCGATCCTGACACAGGGAAGCTTATCCGCAAGATCATCCGCATAACTGCCGAGGATTCGCCCAACGTCAAGTACGCGCTGCGCGAGATCGCTAACGGAAAGAAGCCGAGCGGTCGCATCATCATACCTGGCGTACTGCCCTACGACGACTACGCGTGGGCGCGGAAGTACTGGAACGCCAAGAAGCAGTGCGCGGGACTCGACGCCGACTGGTACACCGGCTCCGAAGTCCTCATGTTCCCGCCGGAATGGCTCAATCGCGCGGAATCGCTCGCGGCAGCTTTGTCAGGAAAGCGACGCGCTGGAAAGGGCCTCGGCATCGACCCAGCGGAGGGTGGAGACAACACGTCGTGGACGATCGTCGATGAGCTCGGCGTACTCGAGCAACTGTCCATGAAGACCGTCGATACGGAGCCCATCGTGAGCCGGACTTTGGCTCTCATGCGGGAGCACAACGTTCCGGCCGACCGAGTGTGCTTCGACCGTGGAGGCGGTGGCAAGGAGCACGCCGATCGTATGCGGAAGATGGGTCACCCAGTCCGCACTGTGGGTTTCGGCGAGAGCGTCGCGTTGGAGATAAAAGCGGGTAAGAACCCCGTGTCTCTGCGACGCGAAGTCAAGGAGGAGAAGTACGCCTTCGTGAACCGTCGCGCGCAGATGTACTGGGAAGCGCGAGACCTCCTCAACCCTGTGTCGAAGGTCGGTTTCGCGATCCCGAAGTCGCTGTCGCGCCTCCGGCATCAGCTTAGCGTGATCCCTCTGACGTACGATCGCGAGGGGCGTTGCTCGCTCCTGCCGAAGCACGATCCGGACCCGAAGAAGCCATCGTTCACGAAGCTCGTCGGCCACTCCCCGGACGAAGCTGACAGCTTCGTGTTAGCGTTGCACGCGATGCTGCACAAATCGCATCGCGCCGTCGCAGGAGCCGCATGATGCCGCGAGCTGAGCTAGTCAAAGGTGGAGTTAAAATCTTCTGCCCTGGGTGCAAAGAATACCACGTGCTAGACGCTCGGTGGGCGTTCAACGGCGATCTGGAGAAGCCTACGTTCAGTCCAAGTGGCCTGGGGAAGACTTGCTCACTGTTAATTCGCACTGGACACTACTCGCAGTTCCACAAGCAAGGCGATGGTTGCTGGTGTACGTTCAAAGAGAGGTACGGATACGATCCGGGCTTCGTATGCAAGCAGTGCCATTCGCACATAACGGACGGTCGCATAGCGTTTCTTGCTGACTGTTCGCACGAGCTTCGTGGCCAGACAGTTGACTTACCTGACATTGCGACAGGAGCTGCGCTGGAGATATGAGCGATCCGTTGACGTTCCTCTACGTCGTGTTCTTCTCGGCGCTAGCGCTGCTGATCGTCTACGACGTCTACCGTTACGCGAGGTACGGCGTGCCCGGTACGATCTCGCATTGGATGTACGTCAAGGGTACGACGCGACCGTTCTACGCGTTCATGGTGGGCGTGTTCATCGGTGGTCTGGTCTTCGGGCTCGCTGCCCATTTCTGGAGCTGACAAGGAGGTAGAAAATGAGGTCGAAGTTCGTCCTGATTGCGTTATCGGTGCTGACCCTATCGACGGTAGCCCAAGCTGGTCCGCGAGCGAGGCGAGGCTACTCGCAAACGCCGCTGATTCAGTGTTCAGTTCCGGGACCGTACACTCCGGCGGTGGAGGCTCTTAGCGAAGTCAACGCCGCGAGAGCAGCTCGCGGCTTGCCGCCGTTCGCTTTTGATCCGGGCCTCTGCGACGCGGCGCGGGTGTGCGCCAACCACCGTGCCGCAACTCTCAACACGGGTCACACCGCTAACGACTTCGCAGCGCTGGCGCCCGGAGTTTACGCTTCCGCCGCGGGGTGCGGCGGATTGGAGTGGAGCTGGGGCTGGGGGACCTGCTGCACGTACGACAACTACAGGTACGCCGGTGCGGCGTACGCTGTTGGTAGGGACGGTAAGCGCTACATGCACATCTTCGTGCGGTAGCTAACTCCAAGGAGGTTCGGTATGTTTCGCCTGGCCCTGTTAGTTCTGCTGATCGCGTGCTCCGACGTGTTCGCTCAGTGCCCGAACGGCCGATGCCCTGCTCAATCGAGCGGCATCGTACGCTCCCGCACTGTGCAACGCGTCCGCCTGCAGCAAGCGCCGCCAGTGGTCGCTCCCGTCGCTGTCACTGTCTCTGGTTGCGCGTCGCAAGGTTGCGCATCGCAGAGCACCTCGCGTCGTTTCCACATCCTTCCCTGGCGCCGATGAGTCGGCGGATCGTAGTACGCCTGGACTGGCGCGCCTACTTCGCTAAGTTCTGCGAGGAGCACGGTGAGCCAGTCAACTACCGCGGAAGGCTCCTCTTCCGCGATGGCTACATGTACTCAGCAACAAACCACGCCGGCCCGGAGTATTCGCCTCCGGTCGGCGAGGCTCTGTCGCAGCTCCAGAGCGAGTATTGGACGCTGCGACGGCGCATGATACAGGAGCAGATCGACGACCTGACTTACGTCGCGGAGAGCGTGTTCCAGATGCAAGCAGGTCGCAGCGTCAAGCTCCAGCAAGTCACGTCGTACAAAGATGACGAAGGGCGTGTCAAAGTCGAGATAGGCGACGTCGACAGGGAAGCTCTTGTGGAGCGCATGAAGTGGCTAGTCGCAGAAGCTAAGTCAGCAGATGAGATGCTTCGATCCTTAGCACCGGTGACAACATGATGACGATTAAACTTATTACTGACGACGGAGAAGTAGCTGAGTTTACAGTTCAGGATAGCTTCGAATTGTGTAAGGCAATTCGCGATCTTGTTACGGAACGAGGTGGTTGGTTGAGCAATTTTGCGTCGCCTGGCATGCAAGAGAGCGAAGTGCCTCTGATGAGCATTCAGTTCGTTACGGAGGTTGAGCGATGCCCGTGAGGAGTAACGTAGGTCGCCGTGACGGGCACGTCGCGACGAGCGACGTCGTAATCTACACCGACGAGGAGTTCGAGTTCCTCAAGGCAGTCGACAAGTACAAGCGCGAGAAGCGCAGACCCTTTCCAACTTGCTCCGAGATACTCGCTATCGCCCGTGCGCTGGGCTACAGGAAGGTGGCGTGATGAACCGCCTCTGGGTTAACGATCCGATACTCGTCAACAAGCTTGAAGAGATGGAGAAGCGTATGATCGCGAACGAGACGGGCATGTCTCGCGTCGCGTTGTTGGCGCAGATGTTCGATCCTCGACGTGACATCGACAACGAATGCGGATACCCGAAGAACACGTTCTGGAGCGCCGACCAGTACCAGGATTTGTACGAGCGTGAACCCGTCGCGAACCGTGCGATACAACTCTTCCCGAAGGAAGCGTGGCAACGCTTACCGAGCATCTCCGAGGACGAGGACAGTCGGCACTTCACGAAGTTCGAGCAGGCGGTGCAGGACTTCTCTCAGAAGCTCAGCGCCAGTTCGTGGCACTCTGACACGACCGGCGTCACGTTGTGGGAGCATTGTCACCGCATCAACACACTGTGTAGGGTCGGTTCGTTCGGTCTGCTGCTGATCGGCCTCGACGACGGCAAGGACTTGAGTGAACCCGTCGACGGCATGGTCACGGTCAACCGCCGCTTGGAGCCCATCTACAGGGTGGACGCAGAGGGCGATCCTGTGCTCAACTCCGCGGGAAAGCCTACGCAAGCCGGCGTGCGAGTAGTGAAGGAGGGTGATGCTGTCCCAGCTTTTCCTGATGGGCCGATCCTCCGCAACGAGCTCACTGCGCTGCGCAACCCTGTCAAGCTGACGGAGGACCAAATCAAAGCGGGCGTGCGTCAGACGCCCGCTCTCAACGATGCGGAGGCGGCGGTCGTCGCTAAGTGGGAACGAGGCTGGGTCGAGGACGCTCCTGTATACGCGCGGCGTGAGGAGGTCGTCAACAAAGTCGCGACGACGTTCAGCGACTTGACTGCGACGGGGCAGCAGAGCATCCAGGGCACCGACCAGCAGTACTTCGGTGTGCAGTTCGGTCCGACCCAGCAACCTGCTCAGAAGCCAGTCAAGGCGGGTGACGTCATCTTCATGCAGGAGTTCGGTGAGCCCCTGGTGCAGATCGTGCGGTACGAGTGGAACATCCGGAATCCGCGCTTTGGCATGCCAGTCATGTACCGCGTGACGCTCAATGATCCCAGGCAGGTGCACAGCGGCGTCGGCTTGCCTCTCGCGACCGTCTTCGTCCACTGGAGTCGCGTGATCCACGTCCACGACAGCTACTCCAACCCCGGGTCGTCGCGCATCTTTGCTTACCCGGCGCTCATGCCGATCCTTAATCCCGTGCTCGACATAAAGAAGGTGCGCGGGGCCAGTGCGGAAGCTTACTGGAAGAACTGCCTCGCGTCGCTCAGTCTTGAGACGCATCCGCAGCTCGGTGGCGACGTGGACGTCGACAAGCAATCGCTGAAAGACATGCTGGAGCAAAAGAACAACGGGCTCCAGCGCGACATCATCCTCACTGGAATGACAGCCAAGACGATCGCTCCGCAGGCGGTCGATCCGACGCCGTACATCGCTACGCAGATCGAAGCCATCTGCATCCAGCTAGGGTGTCCGATACGCGTGTTCAAAGGCGCGGAGCGTGGTGAGTTAGCCAGCTCCCAGGACGACGCTGATTGGAACGACCGGATCATGGGATACTGCAACGGGTTCTGCACACCCTACATCATCGCGCCGCTATTCGACAGGCTCATCATGTTCGGTTCGCTGCCCGAACCCGAGTCGTACACTGTTAAGTGGCCGGACCCGGAAGCTCTCGGCGACGCTGAGAAAGCGACCGTCGGGCTCACGCTCACTCAAGCGATGGCGGCGTATAACCAGGGCGACGTCAAGATGCTCGTCGGCGTTGAGGACTACATGGTGGGCGTGCTCGGCATGGACCAGGACAAAGTGGAGGAGTGGGTCAAGAACGCGCAGAAGGCGGCCGAAGACGAGCAAGCCGATCAGCAGGCTCTCGCTGACGAGCAAGGTTTCGAGCCTGCGCCTCCGCCGGGTTTTCAGACGCCCGTCGACGACAGCGAGACGCCCGTCGACGACAGCGAACCATTGGCGAACCTCCGCAGCGCTTGGAACGCGTTCTGCGCCACAGGCGAAGGCGGTGGAGTCGATCCTACGTGCTCTTCATCCGAGCATTCTTCGGCAGCTGACTCTAGCGAGAAGCTAGCCAGATCGCTGACTCAGCAATCTAAGGCGGCCGCTTCTCAGGGCGTACACGAAGTCGCCGACGCCTACGCGCACGCTGCTCAAGCGACTCGTGAGGTAGCCGGCAAGCACCGCGAGCTAGCTCAGGAACTCGCTAAAGACGAGCGAGTGGCTGCTTCACAGAGTAAAGTGGCTGCGGCGGAACGTCGAGTCGCTGAGGCGAAGCAGAAGGAGGCTGATGCGCGAAGGAAAGTCGAGGCGCTCCGTCAGAAGTACGGTATAGCTGCCAACGAGTGGAGCGATGCTGCGCGCGAGGCGGCGCTAGAAGCACGGCGGGCGAAGATGGCGGGCAAGGAAGTTCCGGAGCACCTCATGGAAGCGGAGCATTTGCTGCACCTGGGTCACCTCAGCACCGAGGTGAGAGAGGTCGCGGAGCACCTCGCGACCGGCCACTTCGGCGTCGAAGACATCGCTACCGTCGTCGGTTCCGCTCTCAAACCTCTTGCGCTCAAAGTCGGCGAAGCTTTGCAGCGGGTGCCTGGTGCGAAGGCTGCTGGTCACGCGTTGGTCGCTCTCCACGACAAGTGCAGAGACATCGCTCACGCCGCGATTGTTCGCGCTATAGAGAGGTACGGGCACGGGGCAGTCAGCGCGGCGATCGGCGTCGGCGGGTTCGCATCGACGATGGCGGCGAAGAGCGTCGGACTTGGCGCGGCTGAGGCGGTCGGCCACAACGCTGCGAAGTACGTGGGGGCGATGCCGATCCTCGCGCTCGCTGAGGTTGGCCACCAATTGGGCGTCGTAGCGCCTCACACGAAGCTCGACAAAGGGTTGACGTACACCGCCACCAAGTTGTTCGTGATGAGGGAGGCGGCGCACATCATCGCGCGGAGCGCCGTCAGCAAGGTGATCAGTAAAGTGACTGGAGGCAAGGCGCCTGTGGGCAACGCAGATATCGTCGGCGAGATACTCAAGGAGGTCGGAGACAAGTTCACGCACGAAGCGAAGGCGGACTCGCTCCTGCTTCAAGGCGACGGCGCGGACCACATGTTCAGCGCGTTGGAGTCGCTTACGACCAACGCGTTCTGCGCTACAGGCGAAGGTGGTGGAGTCGATCCGACCTGCAGTCCAAGCGGTGGCCGCGGCGGCGGTGGCGACGCTGCGAAGGGGCTCAAGGGCAGCGGTACGAAGGAGGATCCGTACCAGTGCGGTGCTGACATCGAGAAGGCAGCGGTGCTCCTCGCGGGTGGACACCACATCACGCTCGCTCAACCGGACCAGGTGTCTTCGCTCCTCGACAAGATCGCTTCCGTCGTGAGCCAAGCGAAGGCAGCCGGCAAGGAGGCTCCGAAGTACAACCTGTGCAACGTTAGCGTGCCGAAGACGAACCTCTTCTGCCAGGACAGCCTCGGCATACCGCGCATCAAGATGCCTCAGCTCGACGGTAGCCCTCTCTCTGGAACTAAAGCTGCCGGTATGCCGCGCGAGAAGAATGGCAACGTCGACGTGGGCCCGGCGTTCATCGAGTACATGGCCTCGAAGGGAGTGACGCACACCGACGAGATTGTCTCAGCGTCGCACCTACGTGCGTCGCAGGGTGAGCTGGTCGGGAGCAAGGTCGCGGGCATGGTGAGGGCGGCGGAGGAGCACAAGTTCGATCCGACGAAGGGAGCGATCTACGTCACGAAGGACAACTACATCATCGACGGGCACCACCGCTGGGCGACCATCGTGGGCTTGTCATATGCAGAACGTAAAGACATACGGATGCCAGTGCGTCGGTTGAACATCGACATCGGTACCGCGCTAGATCACGCGAACCAGTTCACTAAGGACATCGGGATCGCGCCGCAAGCAGGATAAATAACAACACCCAGCGAGAAGCCAGCATGAGACTACGTTTCGAACAACTCGAATCGCGAACCAACCCCTCGACCGACGTGTTCGGCATCGACCACGCGGCTTTGTATCCCGGCGTCCCCGAGGTCATCGCGTACGGCGATTACAACGGCGACGGCCGGCAGGACGAAGCGATCGTCGCCGGTCGGGGTGGCGGGCCAGCCTCCACGGTCATCTCCGACGCGGGTAGCGGACAGAACTCGCCGAACCCCGACCCATTGTCGCCGTTCGTGCTGTTCAAGGATTTCGTGATGGAGCCGTCAGCCCGCATGGGCATCACGGTTGCCTCGATGCGCTCCGCCGACAACACGCATGACATGCTCGTGTACGCTTCGGATTTCGGCGGCGGCCCGCGCGTCGTCGTGCAAGACCTCATGAAAGGAACGATTACCTCGTTCTTCGTGATGGACCAGAATTACTACGGCGGCATCCATCTCACCGAGGCCGGGCCGAATTACTCCATCGTCAACGGCTTCCCCGTGGCACTGCCCGGCCACGTCAACGATATGGTTGTCGCGTTTGCCGAGGTTGGCGGCGCTCCGGAATGCACGCTGTTCAACGCGAACGGTCTGGTGAATTCGTTCTTCGCGGGGCCGCAGGATGATCGCTCTGGCGATTACCAGCCAGCGCCCGCAGCAGTCGGCGCTACGATCCTTGACGGCACACACGCGGACGGAATGATCGTCAGCAATCCGGATGGATCGAGCACGTTCTACGACATGCTGGGACGGGTGCATGCTGATCCGTTCGCGGGGACGGATTGATGAAGCACGTACGCAACTACACGCCCGATCAAGCACGCGATGAGCACGGGAGGTGGACTTCCGGTGGTGGCGGAGGCTTCGCGAGCAGACCGAACCTCAAGTCGTTCACTGTCTTCCACGGCACCGCAGAGTCGCTCCTGTGCCGAAAGAAGCTCACCGTCAACCCGTTCGTCAGCGAAGCACAGCGCAAGGCTTGCTACGCAGGTGCGATGCCCGGCGTCGACTGCGACGAGTGGAATCGCAAGACGAAGGGCAAGCTGATACGCAAGAAGCGTCACGTCAACAACGTCAGCACGCTGAAGTACGATCCTTCGCGCACGCTCCACCTCCGTCGCCAACTGTCTCTGGAGCTCAAACGACGCTTCTCCAAGCTCCGAGGTAAGTTGCGCAAGCTTATCGTAGTCGACGACGCTTTCGGCCTCGTCGCGAACTGCGGCGGACCCGGAGGCAAACCTGGTCCATGTCCGGAGGAAGGTCGTCTGCACTACCTCGTGGCGGGAATGAAGGCGAAGATACACGAGAAGTACGTGAAGCTTGAAGCGAGGTACGGTCCTAAGTTCGCGAAGGCTATCATCGGAGCGGCATTCGCGGGCCTGCCCATTCCTGTGCCCGGAGCGTCGATCCTGGCAGCAGCGCCGATGCTGGCGCTCGCTGAGCTCCACCACCAGCTGACGCGCAACGCTGATTCGGCGATGATCGCGGGCATCGCTTTGCAGGCGGTCGACACCCGACGCGTGCTGATGCTCCAACGAAGCGACACGAAGGAGTGGGAGTTCCCTGGCGGGCACGTCCAGACGGGCGAGACGATCGAGCAAGGTGCGATCCGCGAGTGGCAGGAGGAGACGGGGCTCAATTTCCGCGGCAAGCTCCTCCCCATGTGGCGGTGGACGACCCCGACGTACAACGGGCACTACGTCGGCATGCTGGCTGAGTGTCCGAGCGAGCTGACGTTCGGCGCTCTGCCAGCGGAGACTTCCGCGTTGAAGTGGGTGAAGCCGAGCGAGCTGAAGGACCTCGATTTGAGGCCGAGCGTGCGAGCGTCGCTACCGACTTTCCTCCCCATGCTGAGGATGGACGCAAGCGAGCGTGGGACGTTTGAGGATGCGCTCATTCGTGAGGAGGCGAGGGCTTTGCTGCAGTCGCTGACTGTCACTGTCAACAAGACGTACGCGTTCGTGACGGATCCGGAGAAAGTTAGGCAGTTCCAGGCGTGGCTCAGGACTCAGATCAGCGTAGCCGGCCTCTCCGACGAGCAACTGTGGCGACGCTACGCCGCGGCTGGATTTCGGAAGGGCGCCGCACGTAGCTACGACGACGTATCTGCGAAGCAATTACGTGCGGAGAGCGAGGACTTTTACAAAGGCGGTCGAGCGCAGTTCTTGGAGTCATCGTTCAACCGACCCGAGACGGTCGACAAGGTGAAGCTTCTCGCCGGTCGCAGCTACTCCGACATGAAGGGAGTGACGGACGTGATGGCGACACGCATGTCTCGCAAACTCGTCGACGGGCTCGTGGAAGGAAAGAACCCGCGCGAGATCGGCGGCGACATCGACGACGAGCTTGATCTCGCGGAGGGCCGTGCGACCACCATCGCGCGGACGGAGATCGTCAGAGCTCACGCCGAGGGTCAGCTCGACTCCATGGAGCAACTCGGCGTGGACGAGATCGGTGTCGAGGTCGAGTTCGCTACCGCTGACGACGGAGACGTCTGCGACGAGTGCGACGACCTCGAGGGCGACACTTACTCCGTCGACGATGCCCACGGTGTGATCCCAGTTCACCCCAACTGTAGATGCGCTTTCATCCCAACGGGGGACGCCCTGAAACTGTGACGCCCACAGAGCAACGCATCCTGTCTATGCTCGAGGCGCGGCCGTGCACCGCTGCCGACTTGCATCGCTGCTTACCCGACGAGCTGACGAGCGTTGCAGCAGTGAAGATGCACGTGAGCAACCTTCGCAAGCGGTTGAGCCTGCGCGGTGGCGACGTGGTGTGCCGCAGCGGGACGTACATCCTCGTGCGTATGCTGTGCGACGACAGCTGAATCTTTACCTTGTTAGACGTGAGTACGAGCCTCTTCACTCCAGGTCTATTCTCGATAGAATGCCGTCATCGAGACAATATCTCTAAACTCCGTCGGCAGAGCACGACGGGAGACGCTCAACGGACGAGAGTACTTCGTGGCGCCTATGACCACGATAGTGCCTGGCGTGCTCAACGGCTCGCAGGGTCCTTTGCACTACGAACCTGAGGAGATCGCGAAGGCAGTCAAAGCGTGGGACCAAGTCGACATCTGCGTCAACCATCCTTACGATGAGCTAGGCAATCCCATCTCCGTGAAGCATCCGAGCGCACGGAAGAACGTGATCGGCTTCCTCCGGAACTCTCGCTTCGAGGGCAAACTCCAGCACGAGGGCTGGTTCGACGTCGAGAACACGAAGCGAGTCGACCACCGGGTGTACAACGCCCTGGAGCGCGGTGAACCGATGGAGCTCTCCACGGGACTCCACACCGACAATGTGGACGAGGATGGTAAGTCTTACGCCCGCAACCATCGCCCTGACCACCTCGCGGTCCTTCCTGACCACAGGGGCGCTTGCTCCATCGACGACGGTTGCGGAGTCCTCGTCAACGTGGAGAAGCGAGGCATCTGGGAGAAGCTGAAAACGCTGCTCGGCATCGCTGACAACTCCCTCGGACGAGGCAACCACGGTTACGCGAAACTCAAAGCGCACGCGGAGTCCCTGTCTGCGTCGGCGAGCACCGCCGACGAGCACAAGGCAGCCGGTGATGCACACATGGAGGCTTCGCAGGAAGCTGCCCAACCGAAAGCGACGGGTGGCGAGACGAATTACAGCGCCTCAGGTGCTCACAAAGTGAAGGCGCAGGAACACTACGACAAGGCGGCCGCCATGACTAACAACGCGATGACGGAAGCTTACAAGACCGATGCGGAGAACGCCCGCGGAGCGTCGCAGAAGGCTGAGAAGGCTTCCGACGCTGGCGACCACTCGAAGGCTGCCGACGCTCATTACGATGCTGCAGTTGCTCAGCGTAAAGCTGCCTCCCACGACAACGAGCATGCGCAGACGCACATGGAAGCGGCCTCGCAGCACTCGAGCAAGGGCGACGACCACTACATGCAATCCGTCGGGCTCACCCGCAATAACTCCAAGGGAGGTTCCACCATGACCGCTGCTGAGAGGAAGTCCACGGTGGCCTTCCTGACGACCAACTGCAAGTGCGAGGAACCGTCGCTCAATAAGTTGAGTGACGAACGGTTGCTCGCGCTGAAGGTGGCCCACGAGTCGCACGCGAAGCGCGTGAAGAAGCTTCTGGCGAACGTGAGCGACGACGAGGACGATGAAGACGATGAAGACGACTCCGAGATGGAGGAGGAGAACCGCCGGCGCATGAAGGGCAAGAAGACCAACAACCTGTCTGCAGACGACAACGAAGCCCTTCAGCTCGCTCGCGAACTTCGCGACGGAGAGAAGCGTCAACTCATCGAGAGGCTCGTCGCCAACGTCAAAGACAAGGACCTCCGCGAAGCGAAGGTAGCGAAGTACAACGGGAAGACGGTCGCCCAGCTCCGGGAGTTCGCGGAGCTCCTCCCGGAGCCCGCCCGCAACACCGATCCGCGGTACATCGGCGCGGTCGGTGGCCCAGCGTCCATGGCGGCTCCTGTCGCCAACTTCGACAAGAGCGACGACCTGCTCGACCTGCCGACGTTCAATCTGGACATCGACGACGAGACGGGGGAACCGACTAGCGCCGCGGCGACCGCCGCAGGGGGTGACAAGTGAAGGGCAATGAGATACTCCTCTCGTTCACTGGCGGCGAAGGCCGTCAGCGGATCGAAGGCGTAATCTCCGGCACGCCGAAGCCGGGGACTATCATGGAGCTCGTCCCTGCGACAGCTCCAATCGGTGGGCGCTTCACGTACCGCGTGTGGCAACCGGGCACCGGTGACGGCACCCCCGGTGCGATGTACATCCTCGACACCGACCCCGACCAGGGTAAGCTCTTCAGCGACGCGTACGTCAGTGGCACGCGCGGATTCTTGCATCAGCTCCTGCCAGGCGACGAGGTCAACGTCCGCAAAGCAGACATCTCCGGTACCGGTTCTGCGACCGAAGACGTCGCGATCGGCGACAAGTTCTACGTCGTCGACGGCACGGGCATGATCAGCAAAGTCGCTGTGGGCATACTCAACGCCAGCGCTGTCCAAAAGTTCCAATCCCAAGAGGCCTTCGTGGATCAGGCGGCGGAGACGCTCGTCTGGTGCCGAGTGATCTAAGGAGACCACCTTGTTCGTCGACAACTACATTCCGCTGCCGCGCGAGGCTGGCGTCCAGAGCGACGCCGCGCCTCTCTCGCTCAACATGTTCGCGGGTCGTTCGTTCGACCCGGGCCTCCGCCGACCGTACTACGACAAGTACGACCGGCCTTGCGTCACTGTGAACACAGGGCGCTGGACGGTCGAGAAGGGCGTGCGTCGTCCGATCCGCGAACGTCGTCTCCTCCGCGACATGATCCTGGAGGGCGTCGTTCCTCCTGTGTTCAACGCGACGGCGCTCCGTAAGGAGGAGTGGATCGAGCTCGACAAGAAAGTGGTGCGTGCGACGCGCTACCGACTCCGCGCGGTGGGTGACCTCCAGGCGGCGTCGAGCTACGGTGGGTTCAACGGCATGGGCAAGATGCTCCTTGAGCACGAGACTATGTCGGACCCGGGCGAAGCGATCGTCGACATGGACGGCATGACTCAGGGTCGGAACGACTCTCCGAAGTTCCAACTCGAAGGTCTGCCGTTGCCTATCACTCACGCGGACTTCTTCTACGACGCGCGGCGATTGGCCATCAGTCGGAACACCGGCACTCCGCTCGACATGACGACGAGCGAAGCTGGCGGACGTCGCATCGGTGAGATGCTGGAGAAGACGCTCATCGGAGTCAACACCGGCATCACGTACGGTGGTAACTCGACGCAGATTGGCGGCTACGGCCGCACGTCGGCGGTGTACGGATACACCAACTTCCCGACGCGCATCGTGAAGAACAATCTCACGCAGCCGACTGGTTCCAACGCCAGTTCGACGCTCGCTGACGTCCTTGCGATGCGCGATTCGATGTACGCAGCGAAGTTCTTCGGCCCGTTCATGCTGTACCACAGCAACGACTGGGACCAGTACCTCGACAACGATTACATCTTGTCGGGAGGAAACGTCGCGACTCAGACGCTCCGCAACCGTCTACGGAGCATCGGTGGGGCGGCTGACGGAAAGGGTGACGGCATACAGGACGTGCGCCGTCTCGACTTCCTGTTCGGCACCGCTCCGCAGACTAACCCATACTACACCTCCTCGACGGTCGGGACGACCGGCATCGCGGTGTACAAGGGACCCGGTGGCGACGTCGACGCTTCGCTCAAGCCGTTCACGATGATCCTTGTACAGATGACGGAGGAAGTCGCGCGGTGGGTGAACGGCATGGACATCACCACTCTGCAGTGGGAGTCCATGGGTGGGATGCGCGTGAACTTCAAGATCATGTGCATCCAGGTCCCGCAGCTCCGCGCTGACTTCTACGGTAACTGCGGCATCCTCCACGCCACCACGAGCTGAATCACCTTTCGCCCGGAGTACTCCGATGTCGAAAGGCCTCATATTCTGGTTGCTGATGCTGCTGTGGTTCCTGTTCGGCATTTACTGGGCTTGGCCTGAGCTCCGGATCGGCAGCTACGGGTTGGCAGGTAGCAACTTAGTGCTGTTCATCCTTCTGGTGCTACTTGGTTGGCGGACTTACGGTCCGCCAGTCAAAGACTGACTTCACGGAGGAGCGATTTTGGAGCTCTCACCAAAGTCGGCGTTGATCGGTGTAGTAGTCATCATTACGGTCGCAGTATTCGGCGCAGTGGAATCGCCCACCAACGCTACGCAGATATTCGGCTTCTGTACGATGGCGGTACTGACGTTGCTAGGCATCGTCAACCAACAACGCTTAAGCAAGAAAGCTGACAACCTCGACAGGAAAGTCGACCAGAACACCCAGCTCACTGTCGAAGCGAAGCAGGAGGCGAAAGCAGCCAAGCAAGCCTTGGCTATCTCGGACGCCGACAAGAGCAAGAAGTTCGACGAGCTGAAGAAGGCTGTCGACACCGTCGTCAAGCAGACGAACGGTCCGCTGACTGAGCAGCTCCACGACATCAAGGCGACCGTGGAGGAAGTCAAGCAGAAACTACCTGATCCTCCCGCCCCGTAGACGGTGTTTGCTTTTTCGGGGAAGCCGACTCTCCTACGTGGGCGGAGAGGGCTTCCCCGCCTCAACCCGAAGAGGTATCCGAATGCGTCACGTTCTACTCATGTGCCTGCTGGCGGTCCAACCGCCTGCTCCGCCGATTCCAGGATTGAAGTTCCTGGACGTCGTACCAGTCAACCCTCCGAGCCCTAAGCCGCCTGCCCCGCCGGACCCGTCCGTCGTTCCGACGCTCACGTCCGATCAGCTCTACATACCGATCACGTCAGACCAGCCGTTCCTCCTGGTGGCGTCGCCTTCGGGCGTCGTCTCCATCACCAAGGAGGCGGGGCCGATGCGGGTGCGGGCGAAGTTCAGCGACGGGAACGGCAAGTCGGAGACTCGCAACATCACTGCGAAGTACTTCGCGACGGTGGAGGCTGTGAGTACCGGCACCGTGGAGCTGATCGCGGTACCTGTAGGCGCGACGGACGAATCTGCGATCATCCGCAAGACGATCAACGTCAACGCGGGGCAGGCTCCCCAACCTCCGCCACCGCCGAAACCCGTCGACCCTGCAGTGCCGAAGGCTTCGAAGCTGAAAGTGCTCATCATCGAAGAGACGGGCGACCGGACGAAGTTACCGAAGACGCAGTTGAATGTGCTCTTCAGCAAGACGCTGAGGGACTACCTCGACACAGTGACTCCTGTAGGTAGCGACGGTAAGACTCACGAGTGGCGCATCTGGGACAAGGACAGCGACGCATCGAGCGAACCCGCTTTCTGGCAGGGGGCGATGAAGCTAGCGGGGTCGACTCCTTGGATAGTGGTCGGCGACGCTGACACCGACAAAGTGCTGCTGAGTCAGAAGCTCCCACTCACTGTCGCTGACACCCAAGCCCTCCTCGCTACCACCCTGACTGGAGGGAAGTGAACATGCTAAGCGAGAACGAACTCATCATCGACGAACTGACGCCGGAAGAAGTCCACGAAGCTCCCGACGGTCGGAAAAAAGGGCTCATCCCGCGCGACTACGAGGCGCATCCGCGAGGCTTCTACGCCAGCGTGGCAGCGGTGGACGTGCCGCTCATCGACAGGTCGGAGTGGCCCGAGCGGATCGCAGACAAAGTCGCGAACGAATCTCGGCTCAGCGATATCCGACTGCGAGGCAATGGTGGGCAGATGATCCCGTCGCGAGACCAGGACGGCAAGGGTTACTGCTGGGCTCATAGCTCCACCGCCGCAGTTATAATCCTGCGGGCGCTGCAGAACCTTCCGTACTCGTCGCTCAGCGCCTATGCGGTGGCTTGCATCATCAAGAACTTCCGTGACGAAGGCGGATGGGGTGCTCAGTCCCTCGACTTCATCACGCAGCGAGGAGTACCCGACGAGAAGTACTGGCCTCAGCAATCCATGTCTCGCGCGAATGACAACCCTCAGACGTGGAAGAACGCTGCTTTCCACAAGGTGACGGAAGGTTGGATCGACCTCGCTGTCGCGCAGTACGACCGGAAGTTATCCTTCGACCAGGAAATAACTCTCTTGTTGAGCGACGTCCCCGTCGTGAAGGACGAGAACTGGTGGGGACACTCGATCCTTGGGCTCGACGCCGTCGACGGGAACGCACTGAAAGACACGATGCGCGCAGAGAGTGGTAAACTCATGGCTCCCGCTGAGTTCGCAGAGCGGTGGGGCATGGACGGCGTCACTGGTGGCATCGGAGTGCGCATCTGGAACAGCTGGGGAGACAGTTGGTCCGACCGTGGCATGGGCGTCCTCACGGGGAGCAAGGCGGTGTCCGACGGCGCCGTCGCTCCCCGCATGGCGACCATCTCGGAGGTGTGAACGTGCGATCGCTCCTTATCACACTGTGTCTGGCGTCAATCGGAGCGTTGCCACAAGCTCCGAAGTTACCGCAGGCGCCCACTTCTACCGTGTGCGACTGCGAGGCTACGCGCCGGTGCGCGTGTTGGGACACCCAGTGCGTGTGCAGCGCTTGCAAAACTATTGTCCCTGCTCTGCGTTACAACGCTGACCACACGTGCCCGAACTGCCGATACACTTCGCCGCCGGGGCAAGGCACGTGGGTCGTCAAGCGATTCACTGCCGGCGGCCACGTACACTCCTGTCCTAACTGTGGGACTGAGTGGTTCCACTGACCCGAGGTGAACCGATGTCTCTGCTGACTGACCTGCTGAAGCTTGAGCAAGCGATCACTGCGAGCCCTCGCAGCGCGAAGGATATCTGGGCGGCGTTGAAGGTGGTCGGCGACGACTTCCTCGGCGGAACGGCTCCGCTGACTTTCGCGGCGCAAGCTGGCGCCCAAGAGGACGACTGCCGAGCGTGCGTCGAGCGCATCCGCGAGGCGTGCGCGCCACGCGCCGGCGAGGCGTCGCTCGGCGACGGTAAGATTCTGCAAGCAGTGATGCAGATTCTTCCGATCATCCTCTCACTGTTCGGATTGTGACATGAAGAAGCGATACCGCCTCCTCTTCGGGATGTTCCAGACTACCATGGACATCAACGGAGTGCCGACGGAGTGCACCTTTAAGGCGGGCGACGAGTTCGAGACGGAAGCCGACCTGCTGTCGTTCAACGGGAAAGGTGGCATGACGCCGAAGTTCCAGTTGATCGACAGCACGGTGATCGACGAGAACTTGGAACTTCGAGCGGAGATCGCTCGGTTGAAGGCTGAGCTCATGGAAGCCCGCGAAGGCGTCCCCGTTGGAGCAGAATCGTGAAGATCGCTCTGCACGAAATCCGCGACGGTCAGGAGCACGAGGTGCTGAAGAGCCCTCACGTGCTCGTGGCTACCGACGGGACTGAGTACCCGATCGTCGAAGCGAGGGTCGGAGTTCCTTTCGACACTCGCTTCCCCGCAGTCCACTGCAAAGTGACAATCGACGGCAAACCGGCTCAGCTCTCCGATCTGCATCAGGGTCTGGAGTGCGAACTGACGATCGTCGACGGTAAAGTGCTGGAGGTGACGGCGTGACACCGCGTGGGCATCCTATCGCCGAGCAAGCGAATGCGGAAGGCGTCTACGATGTGCAGTGCGTCGGCCCTCGCACGGAGGCTGAGGGTCGTCGCATCGTCGAGTACGTCCGTGACCATCCGGAGCTAGCTGCCGAGTTCGGCGGCATGTGCAACATGGAGGCAGCGGAGCGACTCGGCATCCCACTCGTTGAGAAGTGGACGGACCTCGTTCCGAACACCGTAGTCACTGTAGGCAAGAACTTAGCTCTGGACACGTTCCTCGCAGGAGCGTCGTACACCGTGACCGGGCCCTACATGGGGCTCATCAGCAGTGTAAGTTACTCGTCCATCTCTGCGACCGACACTATGTCGAGCCACGCGGGGTGGTTGGAAGCCGGATCGGCGAATGCTCCGACGTACGCGAGGCCTCGCCCGACCGCTGCGTGGAGTTCAGCATCGGCTGGTTCCAAGTCGCTCAGCGCCGCTCTGTCGTTCGCCATCACTAGCGCAGGAACTGTCAAGGGTGCGTTCCTCGTCTTCGGCAGTGGTGCACTGACGCAGATCGACTCCACACCTGGTACTCTGTACTCCGCCGGCCTCTTCACTGGTGGCGACAAGGTCGTCGGCAGTGGCGATACACTCAACGTCTCTTACTCAGCGAGTATGTGATGGCCTATTCAGCAGACAAGAATCTCACCACGTTCCAACGCATGAAGAACCTGTGCGTTGCCCTGCAAAACATCCGCGAAGAGGCGGTTCGATTGCAGAACGTCCACGATCAGGAAGCGAAGCCTGGCGGTGTCGCCGATGCCGCTTACGTCGATACAGACATCGCAACCGTGGCCGAGTTTGAGGTGATGTACAGCTATCTCACCGAGTTCCGCGAGTTCAACGACGGCAATGGCCCGACCGCAGGTCTACAGGTCGCACGGTGGGGCCAACTCGTGCCATTCATCGACACGACTCCGGCGTAAATAAATCATGGCAACGTGGTTCGTCAACTCGAACGCGACCGGTACGAACGCCGGCACGTCCTGGCTCAACGCCTGGACGAGCATCGCGTCGGCGACCGGCGTTGCGGCGGGCGACATCGTCAAGGTTGAGTATCGACACTCGGAGACTACGCTTGCTGCGAACGTGAACTTTGCGAACGGTACACTTACGTCGCCGGTTCAGATCATCTCATGCGACAAGGACAATTCGGATGCGCTGCGGGCGGGAGCGGTGATCGGCTGGGGCACGTCGGGCGTCGGTGTACTCGGCAATCTCTACACGTATGGCTGCACGATCCAATCGTCAGCAAATTCGTTGCGGCTCGTTCCGCCGAGCAATGGCCAGCAGGAGCACGAAAACGCAACCTTAAAAGTGACTGGAACGACTGGCATTTCGCTGGGCGACGGCAGTGCAGCCCGCTGGAAAATGAAGTGGACGAACGCGACATATGACATTTCCGGCGCGTCGGGAACCGGGGCAATTCTGACCTTAAACCCCAGCACTCAGGGGATTTTCGAGTGGGTCGGCGGAACGTATATTTGCCGATCATCGCAGGTCTCTCTATTTACCGCGAATGTCCCTTGTGACATTATCTGCCGTGGTGTCAATTTCAGTGGCACCGTGACGAACCTATTCGCCGGAAGCATCAACTCGCCCTCTCACGTCTGGATGATTGGCTGCGTTCCGCCGACCTACACCAACGTGTTTGGCGCCGCCCCGACGAGCTATTGCGGCCGCATCAACCTCGACGGCTTCCAGTCCGGCACACTCACCGCGGCGCTGCTTCCGCCGACGCTCGAAGTGGACGTGACGGGCACCATCGCCGCCGACCTGACGCGATACCGCACGGGCGGTGCAAACGATGGCAGCAACGCCAACGCCTACTCATGGGCGTTCAATACCAACTCGAATGCCGCTCAGTTCACCACGCCGATAACGTCTCCGCCCATCTCTCGCTGGGTGGCGGCGGGCAGTCACACGGTCACCGTGTACGTCGCGAGCGGCGCAACGCAACACAATGACGATGTTTGGCTGGAGGTGATGAGTCCAAGCGAAGCAGTCTCGGCGACGGGACAGGCCCGTTACCAATCGACTCGCCGGGCGCCGCTCGCGACTCCGGCCGCGTTGACGACTGACGGCGTGAGTACCTGGACGGGAACCGGCGTTGGAACATTGCAGAAGATCAGTGTGACGATTAACCCGACCGTAGCGGGTGTCGTGAGCGTGCGGGTGAACGTCGCTGATCCGAGCGTGTCGGTTTACATCGACCCCAAGCTGGACGTGTCCTAAAGGAGCGTCCACATGAGCGCGGAGCGATTCTACGATGGGGTGCAGGTCGGTGAGACGGGGACTGCGGACCGGTTTTATCATGGCGGACAGGTTGGGGAGACTGTTAGCGGTGGTACGACCTACAATGTATCGGTTAACGAGAGTGCGTCAGCGACCGACACTGCTAACGTGGTAGCGATATACGTCTCCACAGACATGGAAACAGCCGTAGGAACGGATACGTTGAGTGCGTTAGCGACGTACGTCGCATCGCTGAGCGAAGCAGCAGTCGCTGATGACTCCGTGTTCAACGGTAGCATGGTGTCAGTCGACGTAGCAGAGAGCGTCGCAGCCGCTGACATGGCTAGCGGTACTGCGACGTACGTTGACTCAGTTAGCGAAGGTGCGAACGTCAGCGAAGCGATTTCGGCGCTGAGCACTTACGTCGGAGCTATAGCTGAAGTCAGCGTCGCTGACGACGCGGCGTCGGCAGTCGCGACCTTCGTCGCGACGCTAGCTGAATCTGCCAACGCTGTTGACGTCTACACCCTTACGTCGGGTACTGTCGTCGGCCGAGTGATCGACGTGACGGGTGTCGACAGCACGAGCAAACGTACGAGCGGTGTGCGCACGACGCTCAATGTGAAGGGCTTCGACACGACAGACATGGCGGTGGTAGCTTGACGAACCCGCAGGATTTAGAGTGCTCAGCCTTCGAGAGCATCGTCATAACTATGACCATGTCTCCCGTGGAGGACATCACAGGGTGGACGCTGGAAGCGCATTTCCGCGATCGCCCTGTTGGCAGCACGCCGACTCTGCTCTTGACACGCTCTGGCGTACTCAGCGACCCGACCAACGGCGTCGCGACGTTCGCGATCGTCAGCAGCGAGACGGGCACGACACTAGGCGCCGGAGACTTCGACTACGACATATGGCGCATAGATGCAGGCTCCGAGAAGCGACTGGTGTGGGGTGAGCTCAGCGTGAGGGACCAGCAATGGCAGTGAGGACGAAGGAGAAGGACGTCATTGACTTGCTTGGGGACAACTACGGATTGAAAGCCGACGGTTCGGCGCCAGTAATGAGGGGCTTCATGCTGACAGCCAATTCGCTCGTCAACCAGATGCTGACGTGCGCCTCGCGGAAGGGCGTGACAGTGAGCGTGAGCGATCAGGAGATCATCGAGCGTATGCTCTCCGCCCACATGTACATGATGAGCGACAAGGCGTACCAGAGCAGGACCACCGCCGGACGTTCAGGAACTTTCCAGGGGCAGACTGGAATGCGATTGGAAGCGACTGACTACGGCCAGCAAGCGATGGTCGTCGACCCGTCCGGATGCTTGGAGAACATCAACAAGAGGCAGAAGGCCGGAGGTGCATGGCTCGGTAAGACCAACGCGGAAGCTCTTGACTACGACCAGAGGATGAGCTGATGCCTCCGTTCGAGTCGATGGGGCGGTACACGAGCTTCGTCCTGTGGCCGGCGATCGGTGTGGGCCCGCGTGGCGAACCGATCGTGTCGGCAGTCCCTCAAAACATCAAGTTGAAGGTCGACGACTCTCAGCGTCGCATGCTCGACGCCAAAGGAGACGAGGTCGCGCTCGACGGGACAGCGGTAGCGGGACAGAGCATCCCCGTCGGCTCCATCCTGTGGAGGGGCTCGACGGACGACATAAGTGGCACTGGATCAGCGGCGTATCCACCCAGTGGATTGCTGCAAGTGAAGCTGTCGTCAGCGAAAGACGACCTCAAGGGACGCAACATCGCGTACGACGTCGGCTACATGAGGTACAACAGCGTGATGCCGTGGAGCTGGAATGGCTAAAGTGATGGGCGTACCGAAGCTCGTGGAGCAGCTGAGAGCGAAAGCTGCCGCCGCTCGCCGCGACGAGGACGTGGACGTCGAAGTGGGGTACACTGCATCGTACGCGATCTACGTCCACGAGAACTTGCAGGCTCACCATCCTCACGGACAAGCGAAGTTCCTGGAGGCGCCACTGCGAGCGCTCCGTGACGAGCTTATACAGTTAGTGCTCCGAGCGAGGATGCAGGGCCGAACGATGGCACAAGCTCTGCTTATAGCGGGCCTGCGACTGCAACGCGAATCGCAGCTCCTGTGCCCCATCGACACCGGTAATCTGCGCGCGAGCGCGTTCACGAGGTTGGTGCCCAAGTGAGCGACACGCTCCTCCACAACCCGAGTCGGATGCTAGTGCAGCTCCTCCTGGACGCTGCGCTGGTCGCGGCGTTTGATGCGACCTCCGGCTGGCCGGCGTTCTGGGAGGGCATGGCAGACTCGCCCGACGACGCTATCAGCATCACCGACACTTTAGGCATCGCGGAAGGCGTGACGATGCCGGACGGAGCTATACAGGAGCACCAGGGTTTCCAGCTGCGAGTGAGGAGTTCGCGCCCGCATGACGGCTACACCAAGATAGCGCAGCTGCGTCAGTACTTGTCGGAGAGCGTCGCCAATCAGTTAGTGAACGTTGACGGCACTCAGTACACCGTCCACGCTGTCACGAAGCTCGGTCCGATACTGCCGCTCGGCAGAGAAGTCCCCGGTTCCAGACGATCCGCCCACACTGTGAATGGGCTCGTATCCGTGACAAGGAGATGAACACATGTCAGCACCTGTAGCGACCCCGCGCGGAGCTCCCTCCGGCATCAAGCTGAAGGAAGGTCACGCGATAAAGCACACGTTCGGTCGCAACGCCACGATCGAGCTGTGGGAGAAGGGCGTGAAGCCTCCGTCTGTAGATGGTGGCGAACCCGTAGACCAGACGACTCAACACAACGTGACGTACGAGACGATGGCGCCTCGCACGCTCATCAAAAACGGACCTGTCACGTTCAAGTGTGCGTACGATCCTTCGATCTACACCACGATCATGAACCACGTCAACGTCGAAGACACGTGCACTGAGACGTTTCCCGACGGGTCGACGCTCGCTTACTTCGGCTTCTTGCAGAAGTTCGAGCCCGACGACGTGGAGATCGGCAAGCAGCCTGAAGCGACCGTCACTATCATCGTGACGAACTGGGATTACGTCGGGAAGGTCGAAGCAGGTCCTGTGATGACGTCCGTCGCGGGCACTTGACTTCCGCTTCTCCACCCGTATACAATGTAGGGTGGAGGTACTACGTCATGAAGAAGTTCTTTCTTGGTCTGTTAGCGAGTCTGTTGGTCGGCGCGTGGCCGGCTTACGAACTAGCACGGTACTTACGCGAAGCGCGCGATGCGCGTCGCGAACTCGACGAATCGTACGAGCGTGGCGACGAACTGTCACGAAAGCAGTACGAAGCGCAACACAGGAGAGTGCAACGTGCCATCTACAGTCCTTAACTTCGACGACTTCGAGGAGATGGTAGTCGGTCCGTTCTCGCTCCCACGCAGCACGAGCAAGTTCGTGCTCAAAGAACCGTCCGCTGCAGGCAAAGCAACGTTCCGCGATGCGCAGCTGGCGTGCGTCACTTCGCGTGATGAGGACAAGCTCTACTTCGGAGCTGGCATCGCTAAGACGGAGCTCGTGCTCGTCCGCGAGTGTCTGTTCGAAGTGCTGGAGAGTGGCGAGCACCGTCCGGTGTCCAAGGAGTTCGTAGAAGGCCTACCTGACAGAGTGACATCGAAGCTCTACGACGCGATCAAGGAGATGGAGAAAGTCGACCCAAAAGCTTCGTCGATCGTAACTACGGATGGTTCCGAGTAGCAGCGGCGTTGCACTGCACCGTGCGTGAAGCTAAGAAGCGCATGGGTTACAGGGAGTACCTTGGGTGGCTGGAGTTCCTGGACAGGGAGGTGCGAAGTCCTTGGCGTGCTACGGACTTGTACTTGGTGTCTTTGGCGAGGGAAGTTCGGCAGAAGTTGAGTTCGCGAGTCGTGCCATTCAAAGAGATGCTCCTCAGACACGAGGAGCCTATCACGGAAGTTCACGTAGCGGATCTGACGCGACACGCTAAGAACGTCGCTCTTGGCAGGTTGCAAGGCATGCAGGTAACGGAGGTACGAGTGCGGAGGTCCGAGCTTGGCAGCTGACACTGAACTTGAGAGCATGGTCGTCCGGCTCGTCGGAGACGGGTCGTCGTACGTCAAGATGCTGCAGGACGCTCAGGCGCAAGCCACGCGCACGGCTCCTGTAGTCGAAGAACTTTTCCAGAAAATGGAGCGAGCAGCCAAGAGTGCACTCGGCGTGGTAACTCAGCTAGGCGTCGGTGTCGGCGTGTGGGAAAGCTTCATGAAGTCCGCCGAAGCCGAGCGGAACATGGTGAAGCTCAAAGCTGCCATCGAAGGTAACGGAGCCGCAGTCACTCGCACGACGGAGGATTACCTCAAGTTCGCCAAGGCTATGAGCGAGACGACGCTCATATCCAAGGGTGAGACGCTCGCGATGCTCAAGAAGGCCGAAGCTTTCGGCCTCACCGGAGAGGCAGCTAAGAAGGCGGCGCAGCAGGCGATACAGTTAGGGGCTGCTGGCGACGTCGACGCGGAGAGCGCCTTGCGAGTGACTGCTGCGCTCAACAAAGGGGACATCGAGCGAGCCATGCACATGGCGAGGCTCATCCCTCAGCTTCGCGGCATACGCGACTCCACGGAGTTCCTCACTGTAGCCAACAGGTTGTTCGCCACCGGGCAGAAGACTCTGGCCGCCGAGATGGAGACTAGCAGTGGTCAGTTGGAGCATATGGAGCACCAACTCGCTGCCGTCACGAAGGAGTTCGGAGCTTCGTTGGCGATAGGCATCAAACCCGCTGTCGGCTACGCTAAGGAGCTGACGGAGAAGTGGACGGAGCTCGATGATCGCACGAAGAAACTCGCTATGAACCTGCTGGCGTTGACCGCCGGCGTCGGCGGGTTGTCCAAAGTAGCCCCCATCGCAGTCGCGCAGATGCGCGCTCTGGCGCTCGCTTGCGCCGCTAACCCCTATGTCGCTCTCGCAGCTGTCGTGGTAGGCGTCGGCGTAGCGATGCATGCTCTGGCTATGGAAACATCCGGAGCGAACAAAGCTTTGGACGAACTGAACGCTTCACTCAAGAGGGGTAAGGAGCTACGGGATGCGGCTGCTTCCTCACGCGACACTCTGATACAGGAGATGGTGACTAAGGCCAAAGTCACTGGAGACAAATCCGGTCTAGAAGCGATGGCTAAGGACGTCGACAAGAGCATAGCGCAAGCCGAGCGCGACATAGAGAAGTTTAAAGCTAAGGTAGACGAGATCGGCAAATCCGGTGGAGCGATCGGTCGCCTGCTAGGTATACGCAGCGAAGATCGCGACGAAGCGAAGCGTGCGATGGATGAAGCGAAGAACCGCCTCGAACAAGCGCAGAAAGACAAGAAGGAATTGGACAAAGGCATCAATCCGCTCGGCATCGACAAGTCACAATCGCTCGAAGTTCGCAACGCTGTGCTGGACACCACTAAGAAGCTCAAGGACATGCGCGATGCACTCGGTCTGACCGCTGAGCAAGCTGAGGTGTTCAAGCTTAAGCAGATGGGCGCGACTGACGCCCAACTCCGAGAAGCAGAGGCTATACGCAAGGAGATAACTGAGTATAACAGGCTCAACAAAGAGACGGAGGACATAATAGCGCGACGTAAGGCTATCGTCGACAGCATCGTAGAAGTGCAGCAAGCGACGACGGAGGAGATAGCTACGATGTACATGTCAGCGTCGCAGATCGCGGTGTACAAGTTGCAAGTGAAAGGAGCGACCGACGGGCAGTTGGAGATGGCGAAGTCGCTGCTAGCGACCCGCGACGCTTGGAAGGCTTACCACGACTTGCAGGACAGAGCGAAGCAACTGACTGAGCAATTCGCGTCACCTCTCGACAAGTACAAGCAGAAGGTCCAAGAGCTGCAGAATGTGTACGAGCAAGGCATGGTCACGACGGACATCTTCAACGCTGGACTCAAGAGCGCTAAGGACGACCTGGACAGCGCGACGAAGGCTGCCGAAGGGACCAAAAGCGCGATGGACCATCTCGACGCGACTCTCAACCACACGGCAGCATCGCAAGCTAAAGTCGAGGACTTCCTGTCTAAGCACCGCGAGAACGTGCTGGCTACTCGCTCGGCTGATCGGCTGACGAGCGAGCTTTTCCCGAAGTCCGCCGGACCTGCTAACATAGGACCTCAGTACCCTCCTGGGTACGGGCATTACGACGCTCATCCGCCGGTCGGACAAGGGCGGATCGGTAAAGAGATGGTGGAAGCTCTGCTCCCATGGCTCAAGCAGATCGCAGGTGGCACTGGCGACACCGCGAAATCGCTGTCGAGTATCGGAGCTCAACCTCTACTGGACCTCGTAGGTGGCAGCTAGCCTTCAGAACACCACCGGTGTGCGTACCTACTCCGCTAAGCGAGACAAGGACGGGTACACCGATTACAAAGTAGTCTTCCGCGTCAACGTCGACAAGGACGACGGACCCGGCGTAGCTATGAACTGCCCAGGTCTTCCGATCCCGGGTTCAGCGTGGGACTTCGAAGGCGACAGCGACGAGTGGGCGTACTGCACGTGGGAGATGACTGCGAGTCCGGTGCAGAAGCCAGATGACATAATAAAGCAGTTCGACGTGGAAGTGATGTTCACTACGCGACCAATGTCGAAGTACTGTCGCGAAGTCCGGTTCGAGGATCCGCTGTTGGAACCGCCTCGCATCTCAGGAAGCTTCATAAAGTACACCGAAGAAGCGTCGTACGATCGCTTCGGTCAGCCGATCGTGAACAGCGCTAACGAACGCATGCGAGGTCCGCAGACGGAGTTCGACAAGAGCCGCAACGCTATCAGCGTAGAGCAGAACGTGCTCGACTTGGAACTCGACCTCTTGTCGCAGATGAACGACACTGTCAACGAAGCTCCCATGTGGGGACTCCCTGCCCGTTGCATAAAGCTCACTGTCGGCCCATGGGAGAAGAAGTACATCGGAGCTTGCTGCGCTTACTACACGCGCAAGTTCGACTTCGAGACTAACGTCGTGGTCGACCCCGAGACAGGAGAAGTCAGCTCCGGCTTCGACCGCGACTTGCTGGACGAAGGCACCAAGTGTCTGCGCGGAGATTGGGACCGCGATCCAGCGTCGCTCACGTACGGCGCTTTCAAGCTAGCTGACGGCGTCGACGGCACCAAGTCGTCCGACTTCATGCGGTTCAAGGATTGGAACGGGGAACTCGGCAAGGTCATACTCGACGGATTCGGCAAACCTATACACGAGGCTATCGGCACTGGCAGCGGCACCGGGGACGCTGTACCGACTAGCCCAGGAAACGTCCACGTCGAGAAGTACGACGAGTCGGACTTCTTCCTGTTGGGCATACCTACGGAGTTTTAACTGTGTCCAAGGAGATAACTGTACGTACTTCGCTCCGCGTCAGCAACGGGGCGATGGTGTACCAGCAGCCGTGTCCTACGCAGTACCAAGTAGATCAAGCGAACTTGGGCGGTGCGACGCCTGGCCAGCTCAACGTCACTGTGAAGGGCGTCGCTGTCGACTTGTCAGAGCTGACTTTACCGGGCGTGGTGCTCATGGTCAACCTCGATCCGACCAACTATGTAGAGTTCGGTATCTACTCACCCTCTATTTTGGAGTTCTTCCCGCTCGGAGAACTTCGTCCTGGCGATCCACCGGCATTGTTCCGGCTGAGTCGCAACCTCTCGGAGCAGTACTATGGCACAGGAACAGGAACTACCGGAGGAGGAGAGTCAAATCAGCTCTACCTCAAAGCGAACGGACCGACGGGGACTATCTGCAAAGTCATCGTCGACGCGTTCGAAGCTTAGCATCGTCGAGAACATCTATTTCCACGAACCGAATGCGCAGCCTACTGGCGTGACCAGCAGGTTCCAGCGAGAGTTGGAGTCCGATGACTTACCGTACGGACCTCGACGGATGAAAGTCACTGAAGAATGGCAACCACTGGACACAGGGTGGATCGACTCGCCGTCGCTCATCCGCATCGAGAACTTGGAGGGCGTGTTCCAGCAGCGCATCCCCACCGTCGAGCAAAGGACAGTCGCCGCCGAGAAAGTAGTCGAGGTAGGTCGCGACGGTGTAGCGTACGCGTTGGTGCGACCGACGTGCGTAGAACGTATCGTTCCAGCGACTGTGCTGTGCGTACGATGCCGCAGAGGTGAAGCTTCCATCTTAGTCACTGCGTATCCGAGGTAGGATGGCGTTCACTGAGGAATCCGTAAAAGCGTTACAGGAGCTCATCTCGTGGTGGCGCCGACAACGCGTCAACACGCTCAATCGTCCGCACGTCGAAGATGAGCAAGGCGGTTCGCCGGAAGTCTACGTAGCTCGTGTGCCGACTGATGGCATTCCTGCTTGTTCGCACCCAGGGACTGGCACAGCTCCCCCTGTGGCGGAAGACGGTGAAGTCCCTGGTACTGCCGACTGCCTTATCTACTACATAGACGAGCTGGGGACACTCCAACCGATAGGCGAGCTCAAGCAGACTGTCCACAACTTGTCGTTCGTCGACGTGCCTGGAGACACGTGGTGCAGCGTCCACCGCGACAAGTTCGGACGCTGGCTCGCTGCCACCGTCGGGAGCAGCGGCAGTTCGCTGACATCTGCGTCATTCGAAGTCATATCGGACGTTTCAGTGTCCATCGTCATCGACATGGCTACGTGTTTAGCTACAGCGACTGTGACTAAGACGTTCTCGACTGTGACTTTGACAGGGGACAACATCAGCGTGGTGTTCTCGTGAGGACTACGACTGACGTCACTACGCAGACGCTGGCCTGTCCTTGTACTAACTGCTTCGGCGGTTGCGAGATGTGCGCCGGCACAGGATCGGGTGCTGGCCCGCTTCCTGACGTGCTCCACATAACTATCTCTGGCAACACCTGGGTCAAGCGTGCTGGTGACTCTAACGACCACCCTTGGATAGACGAATTAAATCCAGGTACTCAGCTACTCTTCAACGAAGTTACTAACCAGTTCGACATTGCTGCCTCATGTCCGACTCCTCCTCCGTACGACTCGCCACCCTCCACAGGGGGGCTTCTCGATCCTATCTCCTTTCGACTAGTGTGGGACCCTAACTGGACTAACAGGGACGTCTCCGGAACTGGCTTAGGTAACGGAGCCTGGGTATACAAGCAATACGGTGGCGGAGGCTACGTTTACGGTAGCAACTATTCGGCTTTTATCATCAAGCTGGTATGCGTCAATGTCGGCGTAGAGGAGACTCCCAGCCTAAAGTGCTACATCTCTTGGTACACCGACGAGACTGGCTTCAGTGGCACAGGGACCGGTACCGGTACATCGCCGGGTACAGGCGAGGGCGACCCTGTAGGCGCACCTTACGCGAGGATATCGTCCATCACGACCGTAGGGACGAAATCAGGTTTTCGCTGGCCCGATCAGAAGGACGTCACTTATACGAACGAGTGTAATCCACCGTTCTTCAAGTTCCCCGATCCAGGCTCGCTGATTTTTAACGCCGAAACGTCCAATGGCGCTCCTGATCAGCATTTCAGCGGCAACTACATAGGTGCTCCCGGTACGGGTATCGAGCCACTCAACTTCTACACGGGTGCTTACGCTTTACTGAGCGCTACGGTGACAGCATGAGGCAGTGCAAGTGCGGAAAATGTAGGTTATGTTGGCTCACCGACAACACTGTCGAGTATGCCAAGAAGTTCGGCGAACCTGAACCTATCCACCCTAGGCCGACTATTGAGGAAGCTCCTCCACTCCCTGTAGAGTTTCCTTGCGTACACAGGCTGGAGAGGACAGCGCAGAGAGTCGCTTGCGACGAATGTCAAGAGGGCGCTAGACTCCCTGTTTTAGGCTGCGAACTGTTTGGTACCTGTACCTACTCCAAGCGAGGTGTCGGAGTCGCTAGCTGCTGCAAATACTGTAAGTCTCGCATGATCCTGGACAAGACGAAAGGCGCTTCGACCGACGGTGTCGGTGTTGTACTCGGAGCCTACAAGTGGCCCGAACTGATACGCTTGCAGATACGTCTCGTCCGACACACGTGCGGCGCGGTGCCGATCCTCGTGTCCGACGACATGCAAGGTTCTCCTGTGGACAGGTCAGCTGAGCTAAGAGTTGTGTGCGAATCTGAGAGTGCGGAGTACGTCGGGGGACCGCACATAGGACACGGCGGCGGCGACGTGGCCGCCTTCCACAGGGGCGTGCTGTGGGCAACGCGTAAAGAACTGCGAGTATTAGCTAAGCTTTCGCAGAGGTTCTTAGTGCTCAAAGGCGACTGGTTACAGAAGGGCGCAGCGCAGTTGCTGGACAGCGGTCTACCTCTCGCCACGCGGCACGCACGTCCTTCGTTTCCTCTGCGTACCGAAGCGTGCTTGCTGGACGTCGCAGCGTGGGGAGCATCGCTCAACAAGATCGAACCCAAAGCTTACTTCTCAGCAGAGAGACTGCACTCGGAGAGCGTGATCCGCAGAGCGCTGGATTCGCTCGGAGGAAAGTACTGGCCTTTGACCCTATTCGGGCCCGTGCGACGGCAGCCTTACGACGGTACAGTGTGGCACAACTCGCACGGTCGCGAAGCTTACGAGACGATCGCTAGCCTCCTCGGTGTGACTCTCGACGAAGACTTCCACACTGACGGCTGGCAGAACGAACCGGAGTACAGCATAGGATGAAACTAAGCCTAGTCGTACCAACTATAGGTAGGCCAAGTATCGCAAGGACGCTCGCTTCTCTGGTCGCTCAGGAGTGGCGATCTGGCGACGAAGTGCTGCTGGTCGGCGACGGGCATCTACCGCACGTAGAAGAACTGTGGCACCAGTTCTCGCTGCCAGGGAAGTACGTAGAGGTAGATGGGCCTCACGGAGACTGGGGGCACAGCGTGCGTAACCTCGTGCTCCCTCGCCTCGTCGGCGACTACGTAATGGCGTTGGACGACGACGACGAGATGGCGCCAGGAGCGATCAGCGTAGTACGGAAAGCGCTGAGTGCAACGCCAAGTAAGTGCCACATGTTCCGGATGCAGTGGGCCGGTGGACTACTGTGGAAGGATCGTGAATTGCTCCACGAGAACGTCGGCACGCCTATGTTCGTGCACCCGAACGACGGTAAGTTCGGAAAATACGCCCCTGTGAGGGGCGGAGACTGCCAGTTCGCTCAAGAGACGGTCTCGCTTCACGGAGGTGAGCTCGTCTGGCGCGAGGAGATCGTGTGCCACGTACGACCGCGATCGTGGGCATCGAAGCCGATCGTTGCACCGCCTCCGCCTCCTACCGCTCGTCCTACCTGGGCTTACGGCGTCACGACGGTACCCAGCCGACGCGAGACGACGCTGCCACGGACGCTCGCTTCCCTCGCTGCCGCCGGGTTCGCCTCCCCTCGGCTGCGCGTGGACGACGTGGAGAACGATCGGCTGTACGCGCCTGGGAACTGGTGGTTGCTCCTCCACGAGCTTTGGATTCGCAGCGAAGGTGGAGCCGACTTCTACGCCATATTCCAGGACGACGTGATAGCTGCGAAGGGCTTGCGGGAGCACATCGAGCGTAGCAGTTTCCCGGAGAAGGTGTACCTCAACCTCTACGTGGACTTCAAGAACGCTCCTCTGGCGCGGGGCGACGGCGGATGGTTCTACAGCAACCAGATGGGCAGAGGTGCGCTGGGTCTGGTGTTCACTCGCGACGGCGCTAAAATGCTGCTCTGTTCCAACTACATGGTGGAGAGGTTCGTACCTGACCCTAGGACACCCGGGAGGCACCGTGAAGCTCTCGACGGAGGAGTAGTCACGGCCATGAAACGCGCTGGATACAAGGAGATGTGCCACAACCCTTCGCTCGTCGATCACATCGGTACTCACTCGACCATGTCGAGCAAAGTGTGGCCGACGGGATCACCCCTGTGGAAAGGGGAGGACGTACTTGTCAGCTAAGTCGACAGCGAGTTCCATATATCTGCGGTGTTCGTCGACGGACTCCATCAAGTCCAGCGGGAAATAGAGCACCTCTTGCGACGCCTCCCTCGCTCCAGGACACGCCTCGCGTCTGAACTCCGCTTGCATGGACATCGGTTTGAAGCCGCACCTCGCTTGCACACCTCGTTTGCGAAGCTCCGCAACCAACGCGTCGACGTCGGTGTACTCCACTTTGACGTCGTACACCCAATGAGCATTGCGAGGCGGCATCCGCCACTCCGGAGGCGTCGCATTGCTGTACGCGAGCACGCGACGCGTCCGACAGTCAACGTTGTGCACGTAGTTACGCAGAGACTCTCGCACCTTCACCGCGAGCGAATCCGCCAACCTGTAGTTGTGCCCGCGCGGCACGTGCCTGTAGTCGTGCGCATCAGTGAATCCGAGGCACCTGAGTTGCCTGGCCAGGTCAGCTTCGCGGGGTGAGTAGAAAGCGACGGCGCCACCTTCCTCCCCCGCCACGATCTTGTTCCTGTAGAAGGACCAACACGCGGCGTCTGTGTACTTGTGCGGTATCACGCCGTGAGCTTCAGCGAGGTCCTCCACAACGACGGTGGACGTACCATCTACGATGTCGTGTAACGCATCCACGTCGCACCGCCGTCCGTAGATGTGCGTTGCGAGGATCGCTACGGTGTCGCCAGTGATCGCTCGCTCAACTTTGCGTACGTCGATGAGGAGCTTCTCGTCGCAATCGACGAACACCGGCTTGAGACCAGCCATGACGACCGCCCGCGGGCAAGCCACCATGTTGAAGTCGCACATTATGACTTCTCCACCTCTGCGTAGCTGCAGAGCTTCGAAAGCGAGGTGGAGTGCCGCTGTACCGGAGTTGCAAGCTACGACCTGCGACGCTTCCACCCCGTTGAACTGCGCCCACTCCGCCTCCAACAACCTGACCTGTTCCATGGCTGCCACCCTCCTGCCTAGTTCGATCCCAGTTCTTCCAGGTTCGATCCTGGTACCTCGGGACGGGTCGATATGGGGTATTCATCATCCCAGATTCGGCGGTCCCAGTCTTGATCCAGGGAGATAAGTCTTATCCGCGCTACCGACGTACGGACCCTGCTTCACTTCCAGGAACACCGACTCAGCTACCATGGTCAGCGAATGCGCTCCAGAAAGGAGTATCGCTACGTCGCCGTGGTAAAGTCGAACAGTCTCGACGTGCTCACCCGAGCTGGCGTACACGTCGAGGTCGATGATCCCCGCGACGCAGATGAGCACCTCCTGCGTGCCTACGATGCTTCGCTTAACAGGGTTGTGCACGTGCGGAGCGATGATGTGACCCTTGGGTCGACGGAACTCCGCGAACTGCAGGGTGGCATCCTCCGGCGTCACGAAGCCCAGAGGCTTCTTCGCTAGGTTGGGTACGTTGTCGCACACTACGAGAGCGAGCAGACCCTCGCCGCCATCCGGGCTGACGTGCTCTATGCGTCTGAGTCTAGCGTCCAGGGTAGTCCTCCAAGACTGGAACGATGCTGTCGTCGCATATGAACTCCCACGTTCCGTAGGGATTGCGACCGTCACTGTGCGAACCGTAGACTCTGTCCCAACGGGCTTTGTGCTGTCGGCGCAACTCCGGAGTCTTGTAACCGTGGTGTATGCAGTGGACGTCCGAAAGGTACTCCGGCGTCACATCGACGGAGACGCCGTTACGCAAGAGCGTCGGACCGTAGACTACGGAACTCCGGAACACCCAACGACCGTGGCGTGGCGGCCTCCTGTAGAACTTCGTACGCTTGCGCGACTCCTCGCTGAACATCCCGTCTACGCGAATGTGCTGATCGTCTCCCCACAGGTTGACCCACCTAACGTCGAGAGCTAACGCGTTCGGCATCTCCGTCGGCAATCTGCTCCACGTCTCGTCGACGTCCCAGTGCATCGCCCATTCGGCTTGCGACAGTGCCACGTCCATCGCTCCCTGCTTCATCGTCTCGTCGTACTCCTTGCTCCGATCGTCTTGGTACGTCGCGTGCAAACACAAGCGCGAACCTCGCATCCGACGCTGCGTATCGAACGAGCACCTGTCGAAGTGCACCACGAACGGTACGTTCAACCGCTCGACTTCGGATAAGTACTGAGGTATCCAGTGGACGTCATCCTCGCAGATCGGAGTGAACGCGCAGATCAGCACAGCAGACCTCCCAGGACGATTCCCAACGCGATGCCAGCGATGGACCCAACGAGCAGGCCCCAGCAGAAACCCCAGGCCATGTCTTGAAAGGCAGACAGTCCGCAGCGCCCGCTCACACGAAGCATGGGTCCACCACGTCACGAGCGGCGATCAACTGCTTGTTGACTTCGTGGAGTTTGCAGCAATGCTGACACTCGCGCACCACCTTCACGCCGCTTTCTAGCATCTTCCGTCGGCGCTCGCCCTTCCAGACGGCGTCCCATCCGTCTCGGATGTTGCCGAACGTGAACTCGGGTTTGCCGAAGTGATACGCGCACACTGCGAAGTCGCCATTGTACCACATGAACGGGACGAACGTGTGCCCGAGGCAGACGTCGTACCCGTGCGGCTTGAGGTAGTCGTCCCACTTGTAGTCAGTGAGGACGATGCGGAACTCCTGCGTGTCGAAATCCATCAGCCAGTCAGGGCGCTCGACTGGCTTCTGCAGGTCCTCGCGATCGGCAAGAGCTGGCCTTACCTGGAAGTAAGCGACGCCGGCATCTCGCGCCGCCTTGACCATCTCCGGAAGCTTCGTTTCGTTCTCGGCGCAGAGATTGAAGTTGACGCCGACCTTTGTCGCTTTGGCGTACTCCGCGACGTGTTTCGTGATGACGAACTTCTCCGTCACTGTCACGCGTATCCAGTCTAGCATATCCGGACGTGCTATTCGCTTGTAAGCGTTCGTGAACATGCCTTGCTTAAACTTGAGCGTATGTGCTAAGTCCACTGCGGCGTCGATGTGGCTGTAGACGCTCGGATCGCCTCCGCCCGTCCACGTGATCGTTTGGACGCCCGCGTCTTTTGCTTCCAACAGGAAGCGACCTAACACCGCCTCGTCTAACTCCTCGTCCGTGTGGTGCTGCTTGTACTCGCTCGCGACGTAGAAGCACCACGGGCACTTCGCGTTGCAGCGGTTGGTCGGTGCTATCTCGACGTTGACTGGAGGGTCGTACCATTCGCGATCTGCGAGAGCGACGTTGAGAAGCTTAGCGGCGGGTGCGAACTCGTTCACATGGCCTCCTTCATCTGCTTCAGCATCTCCTCCACCCTGTGTCTGTACAGGTGCCTCGACAACGTGTACTCGTGCTGGAGTCGACGATGCGCCTCCCTCAACGAGTCGTTGGAGAGGTATAGATCGACGTATTCTTCACACTGATCCCTGTCTACGTACATCGGAAGTATGCTCTGCGGGTACTGCTCAGCGAGCCCAGCGCAATACGGATGGACGATGAAACCTCCTAACCCTGTAGTGAGGTAGACTCTGTTGCTCCAGTAGCGGTCGGTCGACGGCCCGTCTGGCGCGACCACGACTTTAGTCGAAGCGAACACCTGAGCTAGCTCACGCCCGTGCACCCGTCCACGGGGACCACGGTTGCCTACAATAATGAAGTTCTCGCCGTACTTCGCCTTCAGCCTTTCGATGTGCTCGACACGTTTGCATCCGTGGTTCACCATCCCTGTGAAGAGCACCTGCGGCGCCATCGACGCTACGCTCCGCTCCAGCAAACATGCCTTGCGACCGTCGAAACCCTGCATGAGGTGGCGCAATGGTCCGCCCATCTTCGCTACCCAGTCACCGTCCGTGCAGAAGCCTAACTTGATGTGTGGCATCACGTCGAACATCCACTGCACGCGAGAGAGACTCCTAGTTCTCAGCGAAGGATCGCCCTCCACTGACTCCACCATGTCGAAGTAGTAGAAGAAGCACGGCATGCGTTTCGACGTCTCTATCAGCTCACTCACTGTAGGCCACTTGAGGAACAAGCAGAAATCAGCTTCGCACGATGCTAGAAGCTTCGTACGTTTCCACCGTTGCTCCTGCAGGCACTCGACTTCGTGGCCAAGCTCGCGGAACGCGTGGGCGATCGCACCTTCGTCGTCGTTATCTCCGCTGTCATGTTTAGCTACGAACAGAACTCTCATTGTGAACTCCTAGGTTCCACTTCTTCACCGAGGCCTAGCGTTCGCGAAGCACGTACTCCACTGGCCCCTCACGCACTGCGAACGGGTGAGAACGAACTCGGCAATCGTGGTTCGGTCGGCCATGACGCTCCAGACCTGTTTCTTTCCGGTAATCGCGTCGGGATGTTCGGATGGGAACATCAATCCCGCAGTAACGGGCGATTCGCGTTCGGCCAGTGTTGACGTTAGCGGCCATCGGCATTCTCACCGCTTCCTTCCCGCCCATTTAATCGAGTGGAACGGATGCCATTCGACTCCGAGCCAGCTTCGCAAAGCGATTGATGGAGTCGGCTTCCAGTATGGCCAACCATCGTACATGCCAACGTCGATAATTGGGTTTTGCACGCCATAGCACTCGGCAACCCATTGCTCGCCGCGCTCGATACCCGAGACAATTTCACGCAATCGTTCGACATGCTTCCGGCACTCTTCGTCACGTCCTTCATCGCTCAGGCAATGATTGTTGAAATGCGACCGGAAATCGTAGGACCAATCAATCGGCCCCACGTTCTCGCCGATCCGCTCGATGACGGTTCTGGTTTTCATCAGTAGATTCCTGTGAGTGAATCAAACGGTCGCCACTTCTCGCGGCAGGCCCCAGTGTTTCACTGACGGCCATCGTGAGCGGAGCCATGCCCAATGCCGTCCTCCATCTAAACCGATAGTTGCTGTCGGCGTCGGCCACGTCGTCAGCGTAACCTCGGTGATGGGTTGCATCGCGAGCGTGACGGGTCGTGGGATGCGGCCGATGCCTGAGCATGTTTTGCATTTGTTGGTGTAGCATGTTGGTCCAGATAGCCCCGGCTGCTTCCACGGTCTGTCCGGGCAAGTATCCGTCGCCCCCGGCAGTTCGCCTTCCGTCCTAAAGCATTTCTCGCATTTTACCTTTATGACATTGCCATTTAATTGCTGACACTCGCACTTCCTCGCCGGCCACCACGTCAGCTTATCGGCGTGGGCCTGCCAGTCGGCGCATGACATTCCGCATTCATTCGCGAAGCCTCTACCGAATCGGATGAACTCCCGATAGGACCAAGAGGCTTTCTTTACTACCGTCCCATTGCCTACAACTAAGAGGTCTGGCCATGATTTAATCAATTCTGAAGGCAACCAATGTCGCACGTTCTTTGCAAGAAGTTGTCGCTGGAGGTCATCCATGTCAACCTCATTCTGGTTCATCGCGCGCACCCATATCTGTCCCGGAGTGCCGGTTGGTCCGGAAAACGGACGTAATCTCGCCAACTCCATCTGAACCCTGATGAACGCCGCCCGTTCGCCGTCCCCGTTTTCCTCACACCAATCCGCGTACTTCATGCGCGGCATATCGTCCTCGGGGTCGGAGAGGATCGCGGTGAGCAGGGAGCGTTGGTCGTGGGTCATGAGGGGTTAGCGGGCGTTAATGGGCGATATACCTGTAGAAATCCATCACACCGCTATCAAACTCCCAGACCCATCGTTGCAGGGCTCGTGCGAGTTGTTCATTTTGGACGCCTTCGACAATCACCAGGTCGAAATCGAGTTTGCACAAGTCCTCAATGAATCGTTTGCAATGGCCCTGCCGCCGGTGTGGTTCATAGACCTCGATAGACTCCAGCACTGCTGCATGCCATACCGGAGCATCCTTGAATCCGCACTCGAAGTCGCATGAGATTCGAAGGTTGTCCTTTCGTACCCAGCATTCGCGGAGCCGCGCGTAGAGAATGTCGCTTTTGTGCACCTGAATCATCGCATTCCCCCACGCCATGACGCTATCCGATCCCGCGACAGTCCGCACCGCACGCGCGGCAAACGCCTTCTTCGTTAAGCCGCTCGTGCCTGCACGCCCGCCGCCACTCATGCTCCAGTTTCAGGGCAAGCAAAGCCCTATCAAGAGCGTGCATTGCCGCCATCTCGGTTTCGTATGCTTTGACCATTTTGTTGACTCGTGGGTTGTCCCGTGGAATGAACCCGTCAAGCCGGTCAAACGCGTCTTGCGGAAGGTAGTCGTATTGGCGCTCGTCTGGCGCATCTGCTGGTTGTGGATGCCAGAGGAACTGTCCCTCGAACTTCAACGGTCGCATGTCCATAACATCACCCTCCCGCGTCAGTCACGAGCCGAGCGTGGTCGGTTTTCTCGACCCGGTCGATGTCTGGTGCTCTGGCCCATATATCCATTTCCTCATCCATTTTCTTTTGCTTCTCAACCATCGCATCGACCATCTGCTCCACGCTCAGACCATCGGCAGCCGAGATGCGGCCAGTGCCTCGGCACTGCGAGCAGTTAATTCGCGGACGATCCTTGCCCGCGTCGAATGTCTTGTCGCCATTGCAGCCTTCACACTCCTTGTCCCCTAACGCCTCGCGGAGTTTCGCGGTGATGGCAGCGAGTTGTTCTTGATGTTGCGATGTAACAAGTCGCTCTCGTTCTCTAGTCATTTCAAGCAACCGTTTCTCGTGAGTCATCGTGCATCACTCCTTCTGGGGTTCGGTCGCGGCGAGGGCGGCGCGAGCAGCAGCGCAATCGTCGTGTTCGCAGGACTCGAAGCAGATTCCCGAATGAGTGCTCAGAATCTCCCGCAACATCGCCACCTTCGCCCGCTCATCGTCGAGAGCATCGCACAGGGCGAGGATGGTCTGAGGATCGCACGCGGCGATGTACTGAGCGTCGAGAATCTGTTGCTCTATCCACATATCGTTAGGAGACGTTTCAGCGATTGTGCCGTAGCCTGGACCTTTCGGACCCCAAACCATATCAGCGCCACTAGTGCCATACATCGGATGCGAATAGAACCATTGCCACGGTCCGGGCGTCGCCTTCTCAGCTAACTCCCGTAGCCGCTCAAGATGTATTCGGTGATTCATTCCTTCATCCGCATCCAAAGCTGACCGAACGCTACCCCATGAGCAAACGAATCGGAGCGGTCCAGGAACGGGCATATAAGACCCCAGCCCGGCAAGCTCAGTCTCGTACGTGCCGATCTGGTCGATGCGAAGGATCATGGTTCACATTCCGGTAACGGGATGAGGGCCGTTGAGCAATGCCCCTTCGAGGCGGTTATAAACATCCTCGCCCCGAAGGTTCACAGAGGCGTCGGAGAAGCATCGCCACAGGAAGCACACCCAGCAATCGGGGTCGTACTCGGCGTGCTCGCAGGCATCGCAAAGCGTCTGGAGGATTTCCTCGCAGCCGTCCTCGATGAGCCCGACCTTCCGCCGAATGGCGCGGAGGATGTCCGCTTGCTCATTGGTTAGCCTGTTCATGATTCACGCTCCGAAAAAGATTCGTCTTCCGGTTTTTCGTCATCGCTCACGTTTGGCTTCTCCTGTTTTGAATGAGCATAGCGCCCCGGCCACCATCATTAGCGACCGGGGCGAAGTTATATCCGCGCTTTCTCCATCGCGCAAGTTGTACAACCACAATTGATGGGGTGCATTACACATCACCTTCCTCTCCGTTG